TGTCTGTCTGTCTGTCTGTCTGTCTGTCTGTCTGTCTGTCTGTCTGTCTGTCTGTAAGGATTCTAATGTATTTTCTGCTATCTGCAATACATTCTGATATTTCTTTTGAAAACATTGGAAAACCATACTTTTCGCAAACTTCTGCAAATGAAATTTTAGGTTTTAAAATTACAAGATTATCAAATGTCTGCACAAATTCCTTTAACTCTGGATATTGTGTCGGCACATCTACGAACACAAAAGGAATGTTTTTATATCCGCAAACTTCTCTGATTATATGTCCTAAAACCGTGCTGTCTTTACCGCCGCTAAATGACAGATACACGCCATCTTCGCCAAATTCATTAACCCAGTTTCGCACTCTCTCGGCTGTCATTAAAACCTTGATATTCAGTGGTAATGCCTGCCATTGGTACAATTCTTGCATTGTATGTTTATTTTCTGCCATAATTACACCTCTTAATTAAATGGTAGCCCCTCGTCAGCTACGCTATCTGGAATAGCCATAAAGCTGTCATTACTGCTGTTACCGCCCATAATCCCATTGTTGCCACTCTGCTGATTAGCTCTGCTTTCGCAAAACTCGTGTCTTTCAACAACACAATCATTTGTGTAAACTTTCTGTCCGTCCTTGTTGGTATAGTTGCCTGTCTGCCATCTGTCCTCAACAATAATCTTAGTTCCCTGGTGCAAATATTTCTCTGCAAACTCTCCATTCTTTCCAAATGCAATACAATTAATAAAGTCTGCTGCCTGTTCGCCCTCTTTCTTGAAAGCTCTGTCAACAGCTAATGTGTATCTTGCAACTGCCATATTTCCGTTTGCTGTCTGCAAATATCTAATCTCCGGCTCTCTAGTCAGCCTGCCACATAAAATTACTCTGTTCATTATTTTTCCTCACTTTCTTCTACATAATCATCCCAAGCTTCATTAAGCACCTTGGCTCCATCATCGTCATCCGTAACAATAATCGTGTACTCGCCTATCTTAGTCGAGATAAATCCTGCATTGCTATCTTTAAGCATTTTAATTAATGGATCAATTAACCCACTCATCTTTATTCCTCACTTTCTAGTAACTCTGGATTGTCAAATATATTGTCGATAACCTCATAGTCAACGGCTTTTCTATATTCTTTAAAATCACTGGTTTTCCAATCACAAATCATTGGCTCCCATTTTCCTATTGGAATGTTATTTGAATTATTTAATACAATGTCAAATCTTGAACAAGATTCATTCCATTTAACGACGAAATAATTTCCATTATGGAGAATATCATTCTCCCAAATCAGCTTGCCGTTCTTATCTTTTAAGCCTGTGCATTGGCATATTGTGGATACATCAACTCTTGGGGCATTATCTGCTGTTAAGCAAGTTCCTGTAGAATAGTTAATTTCAGTAATTATCCTGTACAACTCATCCCTATCATCATATACTAAAGCTCCTTGTACCCACTCTCCGTTATCAATTCGCTTTGCTTTGAATAAATATCTATCTTCCATCTCTTCCACCTGCCTTTACTATTTCGATTGCTCTTTTAACAGGAATGAGATAATTATTGCTGTTGCCACTTCCATACAGTTTTACAGAAGAGTCTATTTTCAACCGCTCTACAACCTTATCAATATCATAGGTAATTGGATAATCACGCAATGCATAAATTACATCTTGCATATCTTCCGCATCACCAAACATAACCGATTTTTCAAATGCATCTGCGTCAATTAGTCTCATTGTTCGCCCTCCTGTTCCGCTTCTGATTGAAGCCGCTCCATACAACTAGCTTCTCCCTCGTATTCCTCGCCGAATGTGTTTTTAAATCCGACAAGAAATTCTGTCAACTCTTCATCTGACATATTTCTGATTCTGTCGGCATTGGTGTGTCTGCTATCACATCTGCAACAAGGCTCGTTATCTCTTGAATTGCTGTTGTGCTGGCAGTTACAGGTGTGAACATCATCAACCCCACTTCTTAATTCAGCTAACTTGTTATAAAAATGTCTGACATATTCATCTGTATAATTGCCATATATCTTTTTAAATTTATTAAATTCATATATAGCATTGTCTTCTGCTAGTTCTCTTATATCTTCTTTACTCATTTTCTCCACCTCTCAATTCTTTCAGTTTTGCTTCTGCTTCTGATTTTGTAAAAAACATAGTCTCTCCAATTGCTGTAGATGTTACTTCGTTTCTATATCTTTCCTCATCTTCTGTGATTGTGGAAAGCAGAAAATTCATCTGATAATCAACAGATATTTTTGTGACTACCGCCTTAAAAATACCATATTGAATATTTTTGCCCTGTACTCCTACAACCATTATCTGCCAAACTGTATCTCCCACCTTACAAGGCAGTTTCAAAAGTCTGCCCTGTTCTTCTAAGTCCTCATATTCAGCCAGTTTTTTCAAAATTGTAGCTATCTTTTCTCCTTGAGTTGTTCTTGATAAACATAACTCACTGGATATGTCGTAAAGTTTCACTCCGTCTTCGGTTGTAACTTCTGTTAATCTCTCCATTTCTACTCCTTTCTGCCTTTAATTATCTTTCTTGTTTCTCATATTCTTCCATAGTTGGTCTTTTTCCATCTAAATCATTCCATTTGTAAAGTTTGTGATTTTCGTCCTGCCATTGACTTTTGTAGCAATTTCTACAACTGCACCTGCCACTTAGCCAACGCATTTCTCCGTAATACTCTGGCTTTCCACAATGCTTGCAAATTACAATTTTATCCACATTCTTCTCCTTTCTAAAACGGACATTCACTAGGATTTAATCCCAACCCTTATAAAGACTTTCAGATACTTCAATCTCTCTGCTATCTAACTCATTTAAAGCTCTAATCAGCTTTAATTTTGTCTCTCTACAAGGGAAATATCCATACTTTGCATATCTCAACATTCTTTCAAATGTACTCATAGGAAATGGGATTTTATCATCAATGACAAGCCTTTTAAGATGTAAATGCTCAAAAAACTTATCATCATATATAACCCTGTATTCAATATGAGTTTCAGCCTTGCTATCATTTTCAAATGGATTTTCTTCTACTTCTGCCCCTGTTTCATCTTCAACCTCTGCTTTGTAGTAGGCAAATTTAGTGATTGAAAAATCAAATTGGCTTATAATCTGCTCTGCCGTTCCATAGATTTTACTGATTAACTCAAGCCTTATCCCTGTTTCTTTGTGAACATAAGCCTTTACATTATCGTTTTCATACAAAAACCTATATTCGGCTTCATCTTCCGATACAGTATCTTCCATTGTTCCGTCGGTATATCCGGCTGTCATGCTATCAAAGTAATCAACCGCTTCCTCTCTATCTCCCTCGTTTTGAAAGAATATATCAAGGTCTTTTACTTTCTCTTGATTAAAAATATTCTTGAAGCAACCGCCACAGATAAAACCTTTATGTCCTTCCATAAATTTATCAAGCCAATTTAACATCCAGTAATTATCTCTGTTTTCTCTAATCAAAACGGACATTCATCTCCTTTCCTTAAAATCCATTCTTTGCCTGCAACCGCAACATCCACATTTGCCACATAAGCAACTTTTTTCATCTTCTCAATAAAACTATCCTTATCAGAATTTTCACTTGATAAATGGCACATTATGACATTCTGCAAGCTATCTGAATAATTTGCCTTAACAAAATCGCAAGCCGTGTCAATGGATAAATGACCTCTGAATACGTGATTGGCTTTGCCTGTGTTATCCCTGTCGATTAAATCCTTGTCATAATTCACACCTAAGAGAATGTGATTTATGCCTTTAAACTTCCACTTGACAACCTCACAATCCGTTATGTAAAGCATTTTCCCCATTTCTGGGTGTGTAATCAGAAATCCGAATATCGGGCAAGGTTCGCCGTTTGCGTCTGTATGTGTCCAGCTTCCGTCTATTGTTGTTAAATCAAAGGGCTTTACTGTAAATTCGCCCATATTCATTGACATATAATCAATCTTCAAATATGGTGCATAAATCGGTATTCCCATAGATTTAAAATCTTTTAATGACTTGCTGTGGTCAAGGTGCTTATGGGTGCATAACACACCCATAATACCTTTAATGTTCCAATCTAAGCCTTTTTTAATCTCCTTAATCGGTATTCCACAATCAAGGATAAGTGTTTCTCCACTGTTGGAAGTTAGCAGATAGCAATTTCCTGTACTTCCTGTTGCGATACATTTAAGCTTCATTCCTTAATTTCTCCGCGTCTTCTCTTAACATTATTTTGAATTTTCCACCACACTCACAAACAGCTTTTGCGTCATAAACATTCCAATTTTCATTAGAACGTGATTCATCTTTTTGCTGTGGTTTTCCGCACAATTCGCACGCAATTATTATTGGATTTTGTTTCATACTCACACCTCGATTTCATCATCCTGTGGAAATTGAAAAACTTCCATATTGATGTATTTTTTAAGGATGTCTTTGAGCTCTTTCGGATTTAATGATTCTTCCATATGCTCGCATGTGCCACTTGCAAGAGCTTTTATAATTTCAATTCTCGAATATTGCTCTCTCAACATTTTCATAGCATTTAGAGCCTTTTCTTTGCTTGAATACTCTGCAATAATTCCATTATAGATTTCATATGGCGGTGCTACGCATTCTCTGCAACAAGCAATTTTGTTATCTTTTGTTATTCCAAACACAAATTTCTCATAAGGCAAATCAACATTGCTATTTTGACTAATTATTCTCATAGAACTCCTTTCTGACATCAACCACCTTGCACTTTAATTTGTAACCCCAATCATCAATCGGTGGTCTTTTACTCGGACAGCAGATAAATTCTCTACAAATCCTCGGTCTGACCGAATAAATCTCGCACTTTTCCTTTGATTTATCATCGTTAAGGAACGGACAGGTCATAGCTATTGTCGGTGTAGACGTTGGATAATTATGCCTGTGCTCCTTAATATGATATTTTTTAATGTACTTGCGAATTGTTGTAATTTCATCTTCCGTCATAGGAAGTATGTTGCTGCAACAATTACCGCATTGAGTACATTCTCCGTTACAAGTCAAGTCATAAGTGCCATTATTCATATCAGCCATCATCTGCTCTAAACTTGCTGATTTCATAGGCTTACTCCTGTAAGAATGGTGGCAACGTGCTGTCTGTCTGTTCTTCTGTTGCTTCTGTGGCTGTGGTGTCAACTACATCTGCCTTATCTTCTATAAATTCAACAGTATTAGCATTTTCAGCAATTTCAGCCTGTGCAACTTGATATACCTCATCCATTTCAACCTGTGCCTGTCGTGCCATTGGGTCATAGTTCTTAGGGTATTTTCTTGTAGCATTGTTGCACATTTTTCTCTGAATCATACTCTCTGGCGTATCAAGCCAAGCACCGCTGATGAACGGTCTAGCAAGCTCACATTCAAGCATTTCATCCACTGTCTTGCACGCTCTTAAGGCATTGAGAACTTCTTCCTTTTTCTCTTTAATTTTTGCCTTTTCTTCCGGCGTTGCATCATATCTAGTTCTTGCAACTTCTTTCCCATACTGTTTTTTAGTACCTGTAATAATTCCAAATGTAGCATTCAACATATTCTGCTTTACGTGAGATAAGAGGTTTACCTTAACGCTGTCTCTATCAGCAGAAAGATATGTTACTGTTCCATCTAACAACTTAACAGGATATACAACCCTTACCGCCTTGTCAGATAATCCGTTTTCTTCCCACTCTGGCTCCGTAACTGTAAGTCCTTTATGCTTAGGCGGTATGTACTTGTCGCCCTCTTTAATTACCCAATATGGATATACCTGTTTAACATCTTTTCCATAGTGGGCAAGCAAAGAGTCGTAACCGCTTCCCTCAATGCCCATTTCAACCTGCTGCTGCCAAATTTCTTTTCCGTCGGCATCTTTTCCGATGTTCACATTCCTCAACTGAAAATAACATTCTCTCGGATATGCGCTTGCGTTAAGTTTAAGGCTTGCGCAACGCTTAACAATGCCTCTCAAATTGCTTGTATCAAGGCTACGCATATTAACCTTAGGATTGCTCTTAACGAGGTTAAAAATGCTTGTCATGGCTTCCATAGCACACTCTTTAGCATAATCATCCATATTCATTCCGCAAGCCTTATAATCGTCAATAATAAGACCTGTCATAGCATTACTCCATTCGCTTAATGATGTTGTAAATGCTTCCTTTTCTACTACTGCTGTTGTTTCTGCCATAATTAGTTTTCCTCCACTTCTTTAAATTCGCCATCTACCAGTTTGTAGAATGTATCTTCTTTGATTCGCTCTCCGTCAACATATTCGGTCTTTACACATTTAGGAATCCAAATGCAGAAGCCTTTTTCATCTTCATCATCCGTTCTTACCCATTCAGCAAGTGTTATCCAGCTACCTTTTTTAGCTTTTGCCTGCGACTGATAGCCTGCTGCCATAACAACTGAATGTTTACCCTTGGATGTTATCTTTGCGTAATCTCCACTTGAACCTATCTGTGCGGAATCTCCACTTGAACCTATCTTTGCGTAATCTCCACTTGAACCTATCTTTGCGGAATATCCACTTGAACCTATCTGTGCGGAATATCCACTTGAACCTATCTTTGCGGAATATCCACTTGAACCTATCTTTGCGGAATCTCCACTTGAACCTATCTGTGCGGAATTATTGCCATTGTCATTTTCTATGTCAGCTTCAATTTCCTCAATCTTCGTTTTCTCAAGAGTAAAATCTACACAAGCCTTGATAAAACCTTTTAAGCCTAGCTTAACCTTAATGTGAAGCTTATTGGTTGCACTCTTGTTTTCTCTTTTAAAAACTTTTCCAAGTGGCTCAACTTCTGCAAATTCTGAAATCTCGCCATTCTTGTTTACAAGAGGGTAATAGTCCAGTACATCAAATGGATTTTCACAATAATGCATAACACCAGCTTCGCATATCTCATTTCCATTTTCTTCATATGTTGTGTTCTCTTTGTACTGCTTACCTTTGCAAGTAAAATCTGGGTTAAATGCTTTATATGCCATAATTATTCCTCGCTTTCTTCATACATAATCATTATGCCTGTTACGCTACCAGAAGTCCGTTTGTTTGCGATGGTTTCCATAATATCCCAAATATCATCATTATCTACGCCAATAGTAACTTTCTCCATTGCTGATACAAACTGTTTGATAACTTCTGCTTCTTCATCGCTTACTGTAAGTACATATGTGTCTCCGCCCTGCATATTATCCCTCCACAATCTCTAATTTCTCGCTATCATTAACAATCAGCATAATCAACTGGCTATCAACCATATCAGCAACTTTCTTCTGATTAGCGCTGTCAAGGCTCTCACTATCATCTAAGATAATAGGCACTGACATACCGCTAATCTTCTGAATAGAATTGCAAATATCAACTCTGCCAAGTATTCTGTTGCCCTTATTGCTCATAGTGGTAAGAATTGATTTTCCATTAACTGTAGGTATGCAAACTGACTTGTAACCGCCAGACTTATTCAGTTCAAACAGCTTCCACTTAACAAGCGAGAAATGGCTGTTAATGCTGTCAGACAATGTTTCATTCTTCGCCTTATCCAGTTCATCAAGCAAATCAAGGATTTTTTCAGCATTAGCCTTATTCTGTTCCTGTGTACGCTGTTCTGCCCTCAATTCTTCAAGTCGCTGTTCGTCTTTTTCTGTGTTGCTTTCAGCTATCTTTCGCTCACACTCTGACAACTGCTGCCTTAAATCACTTTCCTGTGCCTTTAATTCAGCCTTGACACTTGAAATGCCATTAGCCTTGTGCATAGCCTGTTCTTTTTCAGCTATCTGCTGTTCAAGTGCCTTGTACTCTTCTGTTGCTGTCACATCAATTTCCTGTGGAAGTTCGGATAACTGCTTTTCAAGGTCTGCAATGGCTGTATTCAACATTTCAAGACTTTCCTTGTGCTGTGGCAACTCTGCTTTAAGACTTTCAAGCGTAGCTTTTTCCTTATCAAGTCTTTCCTTGTACATATTGCCATTGTCAGTAATTGTCTTTAAGTTATTAGCCTTATGCTTTGCAAAATCAGCCTTTAACTGTTCTTTCTTATCTTCCTTATATTCATTACCGCAATAAGGACAGATAAGGCTTGAATCATCAAACTTGCGCTCATTTTCTTCTTTCCACTTATCACGTTCTGTCTGTAAGTAACCCTTAATGCTCTCAATGGTCTTTTCTGAACTGGCAATACAGCTTTCGGTATCGGCAATAGTCTTTTCTGTCTGTTTAACAAGGAACTTTTTATCAGAAATCTTGTCCTCAATCTCTCTCCTAGCCTTGATATTCTCCTCGTTAGCCTTGCGTGATAAATCCCCCTGCTTAAATTTCAAGTCAAGAATATCTGCGCTAGCCTTGTCGTATTCAGCTAACAGCTTGTCATTGTCAGTCTGCTTTGCCACACAATCAGCAATCTGTACTTTAAGGCTGTTCTTCTGTAATTCAAGGTCAGATATTTCAATAGCCTGCTTAATCTGAATATCTCTTTCCTTTTCCTTAATCTGTCCGTCAAGAACAGGCAAATCCTTTGTGATTTTAGCCTTGGTAGCCTTATTCATAGCGGATAATTCTTCAACTGTATACTTATTAAGTAAAGGAACTAACTCTGCTAATTCAGCCTTAGAACGTGCTATATCAAGGTCTGTCATATTCTCAACAAGACTAAATAAGTATTCTCTCATTTCAGCTGGCTTCTGATTAAGAAATGCGTTGATATTGCTGCACATCTTGAATACACTCATATCAATGTCAAGATATGCGTTGAAGTCCTTTAATGTCTTAGGCACATCATTGACAAAATACTTGTTATCATCCTTATAACTGCTGCCATCTTTGCTGTATGTACGCTTCTGAACTTTCTTCATAGTGACTTCTTTTCCGTCAACATCAAGTGTAAGTTCAACCGATACGTCCATATCATCAACCGATACTCCGTCAACCTCTCTTCTGACAACCGGATTATCCTTTAACTCATAATCACAGTTAAATAAGCACCACAGATATGCCGTGGCTATTGTTGACTTGCCTATGCCGTTCTTGGCAATAATCTTTGTTATGTCGTAAAAATCAAACTCTGCGTGTGCGTAGCACATAAAGTTTTCAAGTACTACCCTTTTTAAAGTTGCTCTCATAAACAATATCCTTTCCTTATTATTTAAACATTCATTACAAATACGCCATCTTCAATTTGGAAGTTATCAACTATTATGTCTGCATACTCTGAACTCTTAGCTTCTTCAAACGAACCGTTAAAAACTGTTCCACGCAACGCTGACCATATCTGGCACATCACATCTTCATCAAGAGCCATACTTGCTAACTCTTTAACTGTAATATCACTGTACATCAGCTTTGCCCTCCTCTGCATAATCAATCTTGCTTACCGATACTTCATAAGCGGTTCTTGTTTCAACTTCATTGTCACTTATCTTCTTAGCGTATTCACGGCTCTGGAATCTACCCTGAATCTGGATATGTTCCCCTGTTTCAAGTCCGCCTACAAATCTTGCATTTCTTCCCCATGCTATACATGGTATATAATCTGACTTGCCATATGGTCTGTTTACCGCTACTAAGATATCTGCAATCTCTCTGCCCTTTGGAGTACATCTGTATATAGGCGGCTTACAGATATAAGCGTCAAGTGTAACCATGTTGATATTATCTTCAAACGGTAATTCTTCTGAATCCTGTGTCAGCACTTCAAATTCTCTTGCGAAAACTGTTAGAATCAGCTTGCTCTTCATATTGTCAGTATGCTTATTGAAGCTTCTTATCTGTCCTAAAACCGTGACAGCCTGTCCTACTTTGATTTCTCTAATATCAGTAAGTCTATCTGATATCATCACTGGTAACACATCTTCATTGCCACTTGTTCTTAAACACTTGAGCATAAATATGTAGTATCCCTCGCCGAATACTTCATGTGAGTATTCTGCTTCTTTCTCGACTACTCCTATTAATGTGATATTGTTGTTATTAATTTCCATTTCTTTCTCTCCTTACTTTAATATGTAACTTCCTATTGGTACTTTATCCATTCTTTCAATCAGATGGATTTTACAGCTGAAAGTATAGAACTTTCTGAAATCCTTTTCCCTTATAGCTCTCTGTCTGTTTCTGTTCAGCTTAATAATTCTTTTTATGTTACTCATTGGCACTCTCCTTACATCTGTAATACATTGTTGTAATAAATCCTCTTGTTGTGAGGCAGTCATAATTCTTCCATGCTGATAGGTCATGGTCAGCCGATTTAATCGCTGTTCTAATTGACCTTTCAACAGCACATCTTGACTTGCCTACTGTACTAGCAATGTTATTGTAAATTTCTTCCATTGTTATAGAAGAATTGAACCGTTTAACAGCTTCGATTATGTAGATGTAACCTCTTTTATTGGATAGAATACCCAAGTTGAGCATTTCTTCTCTTATCCTTTCTTCCATAAGCACTCCTTACTTGTAGCAAAAGTACATGTTCTGCACTTTCTTAGATTCCTGCCAGTGTTGCGAATATGTTAATTATCTTTTCTTTCATATTCTTTTATCCTTTTCATTAGGCACAATGGTGGTTCGTAAGAATCAATGAACTCATGCACATCTGCTAAATCATCACGCTTAATGCAACTAAAACGACACCCGACTTCGCGTTCTACCTGCGCATATATATCCATACAGACTTCATTGATTAAGCCTTTGTCACTTATACCACCTGTAATAGCAATAACTCTCTTGCTTTCATGTTTTGTAATGCCCTGTATTTCATCAAAGGGTAATGAATCATCAAATGGAAACACTGTTATCTCCTTTCAAGAACTTATTAACAAAGTAAACCTGTCCTTTGCCTGTTACCTTTGGTGTGCGTGTAATTCTTACGCTTCCATCTGGATTAACAAGGTTGCTTTCCTTGATTTCAAATAGCCCCTGCTCAATATACCTCTGCGTTGGCATATTGTAAGAACTGCCACTCTTAATCAGATAGCCCTTATCTCTTAACCATACAAATAATCGCTTCTGCCCGATTTGCACACCATTCTGACAAATCAACTTTGCTAAATCTCCAACAAGAATTGATGTATGGCTTGTTGCTACTGCGTCTGCAAAAATCTCTTTAGGTTTCATCTGTTCAATTCTTGCCTGCTTCTGTTCGATTATCTTGTCTCTTTCAGCTATTTTGTTATTGGCTACAAGAAGTGCCTTTGCCATAAGTTCTTCATCAGACATTGTTTCCTGCCCTGCTATGTAGCCGCCGTTCTTTCTGATGGACGGAAGAACCTCATGTGTAATCCATCTTTTGAAATCTTTGGCTTCCTTTTTTCTGCTTGCAAGTGCTAATGAGTAAAGACCATATTCATTTACACAATTCGTTTCTCCACCAGATAACCCTAAATTAAATTTAGCCTTTTCATCATCGTCAATTCTTTGCATAGCCATTGTTGGGTTTGACAAATCTAATGACCTGCATATGTCACTTGCCACAAACCAAGGTTCATCATCTTTAGTAATAGTTCGAATTTTTCCAAACTCTGAATTGCTAAAAATCTGTAGCTCCATAAACGCATTCCTTTCCTTTTGTATTTGTGTGTGATATATTTTGACCTTTTAAGGTGCATTTGAGCGATTCTGCTCATTCCTATCTGCTGTAACTTGTAGAACTTTATATTTATTGATACAATAGAGAAGTGATGGTAGACACTTTCCGAAAGGAGATTGTATGGATACTGTCATTGCATTGTGCGTATCAGTGGTTGGCTCATACTTCTGTGGCGTAGACTTCTGCACCCTGTACGTTCTTATTTCTATATCAATAGAATTAAATAAATATGCTAAAGACAAAACTGCCAATCGGTAGGTAATTCACACTTGATACGAACAGGGCGCTATCCCTGTCAAAAAGAACTAATGATGTTTGAATAAAAGTTTGCAACTATTTACCGCTACCATCACTTTTCTATTGCATCAATATCAAAAATTCTAATCCGTTTGTGCTATAATCCTCTTATCCTAATAGAAAAGAGGTGATAAATTTAATGGATAACTCAAAACTCGCTGAACTTTATGCTCTGGCTAAAATATGTGGTTATCAAGGTGATGTGCCTAAATTCAAAGAAGAGTACCACAAATACTATGATGAATTTATAAGCACTATCAAATCACAGCCTGCTAAAGTTACAGCAATCAGTAATCCTTTTCGTAATGGCTATTAAGATTTAATTGCCATCAAAGCATTGGTGAGAGAATCAAGTATTTTACATTCGCTTTGTATCACTTCGATTTTCTCACCTTTTACCACATCATAAGCAAGTCCAATCGCCAGCTGCTCTACATAGTCCTGTAATGTTCTTTGTTTTTCGTCGCTGTCTATACAACAAGGTTTTTTCATTGTTACTCCTTTCCTTCTGTCTTTTCACTCTCTCTTACCATTGCCATTCCCTCGGCAACACCAAGAATGTAATTTTTCTTGCTATCATCAAGTTTTGGTATTGTATCGGATAACTTCTTGATGATTTCCTTTTCCTTTTCACTCATTCAATTCACTTCCTTTCTGTGATATAATATTTTTTAAAAATTATTGGAGGTCATTATGCAATACACACCAAATTGCCCCAATATGGATAAATTATTTCCACAGCCCAAAATTCCTGAAATTGAAGTGCCTACATATGAAAAAGGCAAATCTCCATATGAGCTTTTAGAAAGTCAGTCTGCTTATCTTGAAAAGACAAGCAAGGAACTTCACGATATGGCTCAATCCGCTAAATCCCAAGCTGATTCAGCAAAGGAAATTGCCGAAAGTTCCAAAACACAAGCTGATGTTGCGTTAAAAACATCAAGCAAAGCTGATATTAAAGGTTGGATTGCGGTAATCATATCCATACTAGCTTTTGCATGGAGCATCATTTCTCATTTCATATAAAAGAGTTAATAATGCTAAAAACTAAAGCAAGGATTGATACTATCAGTGCGACATCCGAAAATGTTAGCTTTTTCATTTTTTCATCTCCTTTCTATTTGACTTTGTGTGATTATAATATCATACCCAGTAATACCTGTCAACATATTTTAGTGAAAAAAGTTTGACATTGTGTGACTTTAATGTTATTGTATATATGCAAGGAGGTGAGAAGTGTGAATGAGCGGATAAAAGCCTTGCGAAAAGAATTAAAAATGTCGCAAGATGTATTTGCTGAAAAGCTAGGGCTTACCAAAAACTACATTTCGTTAGTTGAAAATGGCAATAGAAATCTTTCAGAACAATCAATTAAAGTTTTATGTTCTATTCTTAATGTAAATGAAGAATGGCTGCGAACCGGCAATGGAAAGATGTTTAAATCCCGTACAAGAGAACAAGAAATTGGTGCTTTTGTTAATGAAGTTATGGAATTAAACGATGACAGCTTTGAAAAGAAGCTTGTTGGTGCATTGGCAAGGCTTGAACCTAAAGATTGGGAATGTCTGGAAGCTATCGCAAAGAAATTACTAGACGAGAAGTAAAAAAGAGAGGGTTACCCCCTCTCTTTTATCATGTTACAGATAAATCTATATATTTGATTTAGTATCCATAAATCATCCGTTTTATTGATTAGTTCAATTATCTTCTGTTTATATTCCTCATTCTCCATATATCCCCCTTATTGCACGATATAACACTGGTAGCGATGGTGTTATTATAGAACATCTGTTCTTACATGTCAATCTACCCCCAGTAGATTAACAGTTTTCAGCGGCGACACTGCCAACGCCAATCAAACAGTGCCGCCTAGCCAAAACTTGAAGATTTCGTCCGAACTCTCTCGGACAATTATTATTATAAATACTTATAATATAAAAATCAACTTAAAGATATCGCAAATTTCGACACAATTCGACATTTTAAAACATATGTGTTATAATTCAAACAAAAACGGAGGATTATTTTATGAAAGAAAAACAAAAAATAAGTAAATCAAGCCTAGTTATTGCAATGATTTTTCTTGTTATCATTGTTGCAACATTGCTTGCTTATCTAGGAGTGTTTAATGGATATAAATACTCTAAGAATGATAGAGAAATGATAAGTAGTGCAATTAAAATTATTGATGATTTTGAAAATGGAACTTTAAGTGCAAAAGAAGCAAGCGCTAAAATGGAAAATTTAACAAATTTGGCAGAAAAACAGGCTGATGATAAAACGCTTTCTGCCGCTTTTTCAGGCGTTGAAGTATCACTTTCACTTTCAGATAACAAGCTAGTATCGTCAAATTCTCAATCTGAATGGCTTAAAAATGTAAAAAAACGCCGAGAATCATTTGAAAAAATGCTAAAAGAAAGAAAATAAGTTTTTAATTTATACAGGTCTTACATTAAAGCAAGACCTGTATTTTTGTTTTTTAAATAAGTTCACAATCGGCTACATTAACCGCCGCGAATAATTCTCCGTCATGCACAAGTACAACTCTGTCTCCGCTTTTTTCTGATACTGTATACTCATCAAACCAAGCCTTAATAGGTGTGCCGTCATAATCAGTATCGCCAATAAACCTTACTGTGCTACCCTCTTCAATATCTTCACTGAATGGGATATCTGTAGGTGTATCATCAGAACTTGCACCGCCGACAAACTCAAGATTAGCAATATTGACAGCGGCAGTTGTAACATCTCCTATTCCGATAACAACTCTGTCTCCGTTCTCTTCAATCACATCATACTCATCATAATATACGCCGAATCTATTGCCGTCATAATCAATGTTATCAAGTACTCTGACTTTTTTGCCGTCACCGCGGTTTACTGTATCTGTGTTGACATCATTGTCATTGTCATAAATACACTTGATAAGGCTGATGTTATCCTCGTCAATAGCAGCAGTGGTTACGCCGTCAATGCCGATAACAACTCTTCTGCCACTAGCTGATAAAACACTGTATTCATCATAATAAGTCTTAAATGGCTCGCCGTTATCGTACTGAATAGCATTGATAACCTTAACTGTATCGCCTTTGTGATACTTAGTTTCTGGTACTGGCTCATAGTCCGGCACTGTAACTTCTTCAACAACATGGTCTGTGCAATAATCAGTGTAGCAGTAATTCTGATCTACTGTCTGTCCGTTAATCTGTGTGTCTCTAAGATAATTAACGCCGCCGCCGAACTGCCAGATATCATAATCAACAGCAATGCTAGGTTCTGTATCTGAATAGCTTGCAACCCATATGGCATAACCAGCTTCTTTTACTCTTGAAATGTCTACATAATTGTTAATGCAGTTCCTGTATGAATACAAGCCGACATTCTTAAATCCTGCATTCTTCATTTCGTCAAGAAATGCCATAATAATGTCTGTGAGGTCGTTGCCAGTAACCATACTTGCTTCAACATCATAGAATACCGGATAACAGAACGATTTGCCCGCCAAAAGCTTGGCAAAATACCTTGCTTCATTTACAGCGTCGTCGTTGCTAAATGCATTGCCAAAGAAATAAGCTCCTTTGTGGATTCCTGTATTTTCCAGTTTGTTGTAACTGTTTTTAAATTCTCTGTCCTCATAAAAACCATCATCAGCTCCGCCTGCTTTGATGATTGCAAAATCTACGCCCTCATTGTCTTTTGCTTTCTGAAAGTCAAAATCTCCCTGCCACTTTGATGTGTCGATTCCAAATAATTTACTCATAAATTTACCTCCTGATTTAAAATGTGTATCAAAAAAGCACCCTAGTATTACTAAGGTGCTTGATTGCTAATATTAAGCTGTTCATCTGAAAGTGAGTTAGACATCATTTGTAAAAGTCGTAGCTGTAATTTTTTCTTTGCCTCCATTTTTATATATCCCTTATAATAATATTATTGCAAGGGAAATGTATAGTATGAAATCCGTTTTTTTCAATGCCCTGTGTCTATTTTTTGTTACACAATTAAACAGTAATATAAATAAATATTTTATAAATGCAAAAGGAACAATATATATGCCATTAAACACAATGTTTTTAATATATGAAACAGCATTTGATATGGGGGCTTATGTAGTGCGAAGCGAAACAGAAAATAGAATGTTTCTTCACGCTCTTAAAGAAAGTTCAAAAGTTAATATTGGACTAGCTGATAATGGAAATATAAAAATTATTAACACAGCAAACGTTGGTGGGGATATTCTTATTATAATCTACTAAATGAATAATAATATAAATTAATTGTAATATAACACTAGAAAAGACTCAGCTTTTGTTTAATGTAATCAAGCTATTTTCTGCCATTTTATTGATGTTGTTGTTGATTTAACATTTCCATAATAAATACTGTTATACAAAAACAGATACAAATATATATAATCTTGACCAGCGTAATTAATGATTGTAAAAGATACTTGATTCGGTAATGGGGAATCTGTTGCATGTTGAGAATATACCATATATAACCCAAGTTTCGTAAGCCTTTGTGAATAACTTAAAAGTGTTTCTCCTTTTGCTATAGTAGCTTTGAATAAATTCTTTAAACCAAAATTACTGTTTAATTGTGTAACTTCATCGCGAAGATTACTAATCATATCGTTGTTATTCTTAATGCCTGCGTCCATTGCGTTCAAGTTTGCCGCACTGAGCGGAGTGCTTTTATCTGGTAACTGTTTCCAGTTTACACGGCTGTATGAAAGAAATCCTGTTAGGCTCATGATTTACCTCCTTAAAAATAAGAGTGCAGGCTTAAACCCACACTCTCTGATGTTTTACTCTGTTATTGTTCCTGTTATATCTGTCGTATCTGAACCGATTGTCTGCTGTTCACTCTTTAACAGCTTATTAACTTCCACCTTGAAATTCTCGTAATCAGCATCACATTGTGTCTGATTTGCAAGGTATAATTCCTTATTGGTAATTGTTTGATTGATTGTCGGAGAACCAACATCCGGCACACTTGCATACATTGTCATTGCTGTTTGACCGTCAATTGTCGAATTACCGTTTAAGTTTGTTGTCTTTGTTATACTTAACATATTGTTTTCCTTTCTACCGCTGTGCGGATTTATATTATTATTCAAATAATGTTCCTACATGAACATCATCTACCCAAACTCGCAATGCTGAACCAGTCCATTCAAAGGTTATTGGATTGGTTCTAGATAAAGCTGGTTGCATATATCGCCCGATTGAAGGGTGGTAAATTTTTAGATTTGAATAATTATTCACATATGTTTCTCCATTTAGAAATGTTGTTGCATTTAAAGACGTTTCTCCGTTTAAAGATGTTGTGACATTTAGCCTGGCAATATCTCTTTCTAACGACCATACAATTTTACTGCCATCTTCATTAGACAATGAAATAAAATGCCCTTGCATTTTTAAATATGCACCTGTGCTACTTTTCATAAGGTATTCGCCACCAATAAGAGTGGTTGTCATTGTAATACCATCTTCAGTTACATTTACATTTTTAAAAGTTCCTTCTAAATCAGCATTAACAGCTTTTAGCTTCTTGCAGTCTATTGTACCATCTGCTGAAATAGTAGTATTAGTAGATGTAAGCGTGAACAGATTACCATTGATATTAACAGACTTATTACCGTTAATATTAATAGCGCCGCTTGCATTAAGCGTTATATCGTCTGCGATTGCTTCAATAGCAGATTTAAGTTCGCCTGTCGTTGAGTCTTTCTTAATATAAAGGTCAAGACTTGCTGTTGTAGCATAGCTTTTAAGCGTATTTCCAAGCGAATCTTGTGTTGTATACTCACCTTTAAGCACAATACTTGTTTCGGTACTATCATCTTCAATCAACTGCTTAATATAGTTATCAAGCTGTTCTGTTTTAGTGTAATTGTTTTGAACATTATTTGTAAGAGAAGATAGACTTGTACTTATATTGTTTACATCAATTCTTAAAGAAGCGTTCTGATTAAGAAGATATGTTGTTTCAGTAGCACTGATTTCAACCCAATCATGCGTTCCGTCAGATTTTCTTATAAATCGCCATGCTCTTTGCTGGTCTTTCCAATATGCAATAGTTCCAACATACTTCTCATACTCATCTTCTGTGTACTCCCATGTGCTATCACTAGGGTATCTATCATCACTTGGATATATCTGTATGCTCCACTCATTAGCTGGGTAGTTATCTTTAGTTGGCACATGTGTAATCTCATATATCTTATGATTGCCATTAAGCTGATTGTCAATGTATTGGTATTGATTTGTAACATCAACTGTCAATCCATTTAAGTTCTGTTCAACAGTTGTCAGCTTATTAGATATGTTTGTAACTTCATCTTGGTTAGCTTTCTTTTCAACTGCGCTTGTAAGGCTAGATATGCTTGATGTGTTAGTGTCCGTTGTCTGTTTAATACTATTAACAGTATTACTCAATGTGGTAACTGTGCTGCTATCAGCCTTTTTAGATAGGGTTTCAGTCATTTTGGTTATACTGCTACTGTTCCCATCAACTGTTTGCTTAACCTCGTTAAATGTCTTAGTATCAACCTTGTTACCCATATCAGTTTCAAGGTTGGTTGTTCGGGTCTTGAGGCTTGATAATTCACGGTCTGTATCAGTTTTCCAAGAACCAATTTCAACATCAAATTTCTTAATACCGCTAATCTCGCCATTGATGTTGATAATGTCCTGTAATGCCTTAGTAACATCACTATCTTTAATCAGTACCCATTCATATGCAGGTGCTTGTTCTGTACCAGTATTGGCAAATCTGTATGAGTATCCATCTGCACTTGAAGTCGGATTAACTACATAACAAATATCACCTATATGTTTCTTTCTTGTGGCATTGTCAGTCCAATTAACAGCTGGCTCATTATTAAGAGTAGGTATTTCTGCCTTTGTGAATGTCTCAATATTGCCGTCAATCTGACCTTGTAACTCTTCTTGTACACTGTCTAAATATTCTTTTGTCGGTACTTCTTCGGCTAACTTATCCAGAGATAAAGAACCTGTTCCAATACGCTTTCCGTTGATTGTGCCTACTGTAATATTATCAGCATTAAGATTAGTAACTGTAATCTTGCTTGCGTCAATTGTGCCTGCTGTTAGCTTATTAGCGGATAGGCTTTGTACTTTCTCATTAGTTACTGCTCCGTCTTTAATAAGAGAAGTTCCTACTACTTGACCTTTGACATTAGCAAAATCAATTTGTGCATATTTTAAATCTGCTATATCTGCTGTTAATGAATTAGCTTTAAGTTTGATTATCTCTGCATTAGCCGCCTTAAGGCTTTCCACATTAGCATTGATGATATCTGCATATGTTGCATCTAGTTTATTTGTTTTAAGATTATCAATGCTTGCGTTAGTTGCATTAAGATTGGTTATTGTTGCATAGGTAATCTTGGCTGTATCTACATCTAACTTATTAATTAGTGCCTTATTAACGGTTATCAAGTCGGCATAGTACCGTTCCATCTGCTTAGTAATAGGTCCAGAAGCAACGCTTGTATTCTCTGTGTCAGATTGACCGATAGATGTAACGGTATCCATTAAGCCGCCGTCACATTCGTGCGTAATCTGCATTACAGGCACTTTGTAATCAACGCCACCTTTGTTGACAGTTATAATGTCACCAACTTCTAGTCGGTAGTCACCGACAGACTTAACTGTAAGTGGTCTGAACTGAAAACCGCCTATCTTTTTGTAGACTTCATCAAGGATTGCTTGTGTCATAAATGGATTAGCAAAGCTAAGTCCTGTCGCTCCGTCACCAGAAGTAATCTCGCTTTGCTCTGTGGAACCACTCTTGGTATTATTGCATGTCAGTTTTTGTATTATGAAATCCTTAGATGTCGTAAAGGTAACGCCCTGTTGATAATACTTATGTCCGTCAAGTACATATCCGCTATCTTTATACCATCTTAATTCAAGGTTTCCGTCAGCATTAATTACCGCATTACAGCCTTGTAACATAGCCATATAGCCGATAATTTCTCTGTAGGTATATCCTTGTGGCTTGTCGTTGATAGTGTGTGCTGTGGCTATATTTGTTGCTAAAGATATACCTAACTTACCGCATATCTCATTAAGAATAGCTTTATCTGTGTTAGGAAATGCCATATCTGAGAAGTAAGGCATATCAGCCTTATACATTCTGTCGTATGCTTCGTAGCTTGTGTATTCTCCGTCACTTGTCTGCTTAGTAACTGTAAATATTCCCAACTGAATATACTTAATCTCTGTATCAACCTTAACACCCTCAAATATAGTAATTTCCTTATTTTCGAGGCTTATTGCTGGCATATAAATAGAAAAGGTAACACTGCTACTGCAAGTGTTACCTATCGTGATTTCATTATTGGGATTTATCATGTTTTGAAACTTGAAATTGTTAAGTGTATCAGTATGTTCTTTTCCATCAACGACATACTTAGAATAGTATCTTGTACTATTTCCCCTAACAATTTCCGTCATAGCTGTGTCTAATATCTTCATTCTACACCGCCTTTATTGATTAATTAATGTGATATCATAAACTCGATTGAGTATAATTTAGCTGGTGTAATTTCTTCGCATTTATCGAATGCGTCCATAGGAAGCATTGTCATGTCAGGTGCTTCAATCTCTTGTTCATTGATTTCCTGCAATTCTTCCTGTAACTTCTTTAAGTTCTCTGATGTAATCTGATACTGATTATTATTGACAACTGGATTGCCACTGTCGTCCTTGTCTGCATACTTAATCTTAGTATTTTCTATGGTCTGTAGCGTTGTCTTATACAGTTCTTCTAATGCCTTAATATTGCACATAACAGCCATAGCAATTCTGCCTGTAGTCTTGTCATGTGATATGTTGCTCAAACTCTGAAATCTGTCTATTAACTCGCTTGTTTTAAGTTTCATGTGGAACTCTCCTTTATTTCTGAATTAAACTTAATTTTGCTCCGACTATAAGTCCGTCCTCATTTTTTGCTCTTGTGAGATACGGATATGTCACATCTCCTGTGTATATTGTCATTTCCTTTTGTGTGCCACCTAAGAATAAGACTTGTGCCGTTGGGAATGGGTTATCTATGTCACTTACCACATTATCAAGTAACAGTGCCTGTTCACCTGTAAGTGGCGGTAATTGAAGCTCTACTTTGTCTTTGATACCCACGATTGTGCCAACCATTTCTCCATAGTCGTTTCTTCCTGTGTTCTTAGACCATATCTTATTCCTACTGTATGTGTAGCCGTTATATGCTACTGGGAATCTAACCCCCTCAATCACAACTGCGTCAATCAATCAAACCACTCCTTTCAAGGCATTAAAAAAAGAATGCACCATTTCTGATACATTCCTTAATATTTCTATTGCATTAATTCAATTAGTGTTATATAATATCTGTGCTGCTTGTTTAAGCGGTATTGTAACTTTTGGCTGTCAGTTGTCGGGCTGACAGCCCCTTTTTAATTGCTTTAAGTATTTAATATAGCCAAGATTTCGGCGCTACTTTTCAGAGGAAAGATATTTCCCTTCCCTTATTCAGTTAATTGGCACGAAATTGTGCTGATTGAAACTTACTTCAACAATCTCCCCACATAAGCATATATAACTTTCAGCCAATGTATGTTGTCACATTTATCTATAAGTTCCTTTATTTCTTCTTTGTACACCTCTTTTGCCATTCTTGTATCTCCTTAGTTTATCAAACATAATCGACTGCACCATTTCGTGCAGTCAGTAATTCGTTCCATTAATCATCATTTAAAAAACTCAAAATTGAGTTCTCTGTTAAGTGCCCAGTTTTAGACAGTCGGCTAAAAATTGAGCCGATTAATAAAATATAGCTGTAAATTTCTTACAGCTATTGAATTTTCTTTCTGTTTGAGCTATTACATCCCACAAGAGAACTTATGCAACATTATTGAATAATTGCAGTATAAATTCTCTTCCAAGTTGTGTTATTCTCCTGTGATAAATAACCTTACCATTGTCAAGGATTTCTTGCTTAATCTCTTCATATCCCATACTGCTGTATGGCGAGTAAAGAACCCAAGTTCCATTGACACTGTATTGGATTTTTTTATCAGCAAGTAACTTGTTAAGTTGAATAGCAGATTTCAGATTCAGTTCCTTAGCAATCTCTGTCATTGTATATGTCTTATTGACATGTGTTAAGATAGCGTTCTTTCTTTCTGCTTCAACTCTTGCTTGTCTTTCCTGTTTTAACTTTGTTAATAATTCTATTCCAAAGTCTGGATTATTCAGTATTTCATCAATAACATTATCAGTAGCATATATTCCATTCTTACGGATTGACGGAATAATCTCATCAGCCACTAATGCTTGAAATTTCTCTGCTGTTTCATTTTTGGCTTTCATTGCAAGTCTGTAGAATATGTTTTCTGGGATAAAATCGTCTTTCCCCAGCTTGTTGGGGAAGCCAATGTCTTTTAAATATCTGTCAATAGTTTCCCAACGAATAGAAATATATTCCTTTCCGTTTTTATTTTGGGTTTGTGTAAATCCCAGTCCTCTTGCAACATTTTCCAATCTTAAGTAAGCAACGCCATTCTGCTCATAGCAGTCTACGCCGCAAATATTCTTAGTGTTCATAGGTACTTTAATCTCATTGTGAGAACTATCTTTTGTAGTTGGATAATTATAACTCATTATTTTACCTCCTACAAAAATTTTATCATTTGCTCTAAACAGAATCTATTGCGTAGTGGGAGTATATGCCCACAATGCCTCACGCACTGTATATTAGTTACCCCATTTCTGTAAGAATAATCTTATAAATGTTTCAAAATACTCTAACATTCCAGAATTCATACTGTCAATCATCTCGTGGAGCTTTTCTCTGTTTTCTTCCATTACCGATTTTCCCCTCTCTTATTCCCTGCTAATACATTTGTGTAAGCTAACACGCATTTTAAGAAATGCAAGTTGATATGTTCTAAATTATTGATAATGGATTCTACAATATATTCTCTCATTTGTTTTTCCTCCGAAAATAATCTTGAATTTTCCGAAAGAAACTGATATAATTGTATTTATCAATTCCTTTCGGATTGGTGGTTTGAGTAGTCACTATAAGTTTTGACCGACTTGTGGCTACTCTTTTTTGTTATCTTTAAGTTCTTTTTCTACTAACCCTATGCCTTTCATAATGGTATCGGTTCTTGTTAATTCTAATTCATCAGCACATTTCTGAATACGATTAGCTTCATCTTTTGTTATTCTGATGTTAAGATTAACATTTCTAGGGTTTTCCTTATGTGGTCTTCCTGCTGGACTAATAATAATCACTCCTTTCAATTATTGCCCTTGCAATATTTATGCTATCATAATAACTGCCCTTGCAATAATTGTCAAGCACTTTTTCAATAAAAAATGGAACGCACCGAAAGATACGCTCCATTAAAATCATGTATTACCAAAAAATCAGTCCACATCTGTTACATATAAACCTATGTTGTGAATAAGTTCCGCCCTGTTGCTTAATCTTCTCTTTCTTATTAACCAATGTAAACGGTCTTAAGGGATTCAGATTAACAGTATATCTTGTTTTGGATTTCTGCGGTACAGTTGTTGTAATCTGCGTGTGAGAACAATCCCAACTACTACATCTTGGACAATATACTTCAATCAATCCGTTTTCCGTCGCTCTGTACACTCCTTTAAAGTTAGGATTTAGTGGGCGTTGAATTTGTGGTTGCTGTTTCTTCTTCACTCCTATTGCTTCTAGCATTTCGTTTAGTTCTTTTTTCACTGACATGCATATTCCCTCTACTGTAATTCTAATGTTAATTTTATAAGTTTTTTATCATCTCCCAATGGCGTTACTTCTAAATCAACATTACTTTTATCTTCTAGTATATATATCCTTGCAACTGTAATATTTGTACCTGTCTGTAATTCTCTTGCAATATTATTGTATTCGTCAATGTCAAAACTAACTAACGGATAGTCAAGCTCTTTGCCGTTTTGAAAGCATGTAACATCATAATTATATGCAAAAGCCGTGTTATCTTCTGAATTGTTTGCAAAGTCAAAATAAACAACAAGAACTTCTCTGTCATTGCTATCTGTAATTACTTCGTGCTTAAGGTATTTAAGTGTTGTATCATCATATCTTGCTATGTCTGTATCTTGCTGTGTGGTGCTAGACTGCTTTACAGTACTGCTATTATTGTTACTGCTGTTACCACTTCCGTTACTAAAAGCGACTATCAGAAATAGTACAAACGATACTATTGCAAAGTAAGAGCCTAAGTGCCTTTGCGACTTGTCGCCTTTACTTTTAATTAAATCTACAATAGCCAATATAAAGCCTATTGGGATTGTGAATATAAATAGCGCTGTGATTGCCGCCGCTATGCTTAGTTTACTGTCTTTTTTCTTTGCTTTCTTTTCTGTCATATTGTGTTACCCCTTTGCTTTTTATATATAGCAAAAGAATAGCACAATACTTTTATCTTATCAATACGGAAAGGCTGCTTGACCTGTCATATTTGTATAGCTGTTAGCTTTATCTTGTACCATTGTAAATAGCTTATCCGCGTCGCCTTGTAATGTTATGCTTACATTACTGTTAGCTTCTGACATAGCGGCTACAACCGCATTGTAAACCGCTGGATAAACTGCATTAGCAATACCTTGTGTAATTTCCTGTTGGTTAGCTACCGCCGTTCTTCCATCCATAGTGCCAACCATTTCAGGACCTACTTCATTTGCGACAAACAATTGCCCTTTGTTTGGGAATCCACCGTTTGCATACCAATCAATACTGACTTTTGGCACTTTAGGCGGTGCAAGACTAAATTCTCCGTCAATTTTAAAGTGTGGTGTATCAATGTGTGGAAATTCAAGTCCTAAATCATTCCACCACTGCTTAAAGCTGTTCCAAGCGTTCTGTATCTTAGTTTTAAAATCTTCGATAGCCACAGAAATGCGTTGAAGTGCTGGTTTGCTATCCCACCAATCCACAACATCATCCCACTTCCCTTGAATGCCTTTTTTAATTCCGTCAGCCAAATTTTCCCATTTCTCCTTAGTAAACCACGGCTTTACATCGTTACTCCACCAAGAAACAATTGCAAGACTGTTCCACCAACCAACGATTGAATCCCATTTTTCTTGTATTCCTAATTTCATTCCGTCAACAGCGTCAACCCATGTTCCTTTTTCGAACCATGGCGCAACATTATTATTCCACCAACCTACAATAGCTGTATTGCTCCACCAATCTGAAAAACTGTTCCATTTTTCGCTTAAAGATGTTTTTATGTTGTCTCCCAGTTCTCCCCATTTCTCCTTAGTAAACCACGGTGCAACACTTGCAGTCCACCAATTTGCTATATCATCTTTATGCCCGAATGTGATAGTTTCTATCACTCCGTCAATAAAGCTAGGCAAATCCTCAAATGGTGCTTTTATAAGATACGCCAATTGGTCGAACATTGACATATCTATTTTCTCGCCTGTTAATTTTTCGTTGAGCCAATTGCCTAAATTAAATCCAGCAATAGCGGCTACTATTCCACCTACTATTCCAGCACCTATAGTTAAGCCTATTTCTGTTGCTGTTCCTGCTCCTATAATAGTGCCTATATCTGTTGTAAGTAATCCACCTATTCCTGATATTATACTGCCTGTTCCGAATGATTTTAAAGCACCTTTAATACTTGTTCCTATTACTGTAACAAGTTTCTTTTTTAAAACACTTCCTAAGCCTGTAAATTTCAATGCCGCTATAGCCGTTATTAAGGTTGTTTCAATTGGTGCTGCCGTAAATGAACCACTCCATAATTCGATAGCTGCTTTAATGGCTTGCCATAACACATTACCAAGGCTTGAAAATATTTCAACCCAATTAAGTCCAGCTAAATACTCTCCTACATTATGTCCGATTGTATACCAAGGAACATCATCTATAGCCTTTGCAAACCAATTAAAAATTCCTGCCACAAGGTTAGATGTATCTTGTCCTGCTGCATAAAAATCCCCGATTGCAAAGTCTTTAAATATCTTCCTAACAGGTTCAAGTGCTTTCTCTATCTTATCAGCCCAAGCAACAGCGGAATTTTCCATATTTGCAAATGCTTTATTCCAAGCCGCTTCATATTCAGCCGCCGCCTTAGCAATATTATCTGTTAAGTCAATACTGCTACCGCCGCCACCGCTTGAACCCTTACTTGAGCTTGTATCGTCCTGTAATTTATTTATTTCATCAAATCCCATAAGGGATAGCGTAGCTTTCTTTGCTGAATCCGCTACATTTTGGTATCCGTCTGAAATATCTTCCAGTCCGTCAGAAGTATCTTTGTAACCGCTTTGTCCGAAGCTCTCAAAGTCAATCTTAACACCCATAAGGCTTGCAAGGTTCACTAGAAGTCGCTTGATTGCAATAGTAACGCCGTTTATAACTGGCATAACCTTTGAAAGAATTGGGATAAACAGCTGTCCTGCCACCATTCCGACTTCTTTCATATTGTTGCTGAACTGGCGTAACATATTACTTGGGGAGTTGATTGTCAAATTTGTTATCGTATAGGCTCTTTATCCTATACTTCTTATAGTTTCCTATAAGTTCAGAGTACATTATCACCCACGTTTTTACGTTTGGTTTGGTGGTAGCCACTTCCACCTCATACTGTCCTATATACAGTAGTGTCGGACACTCTTGGGAATGTTATATTTATTCAATTCCTACTCGTTACAATACTTAATAGCCTGCTCGTAATCTATTAAGTTATCTCGGTATTAGCATAGCTTATAGCCTTAGCCTTCACCGATTTTGCCCGATTGTCATAAGATGTTTCCATTCTTATGCAACACTTGGAAGACAAGCTGTATCATTAACTCTCTTCCGTCTATTAGCTAAATCGCCCCAAGATACTTTACTTTGGTCTAATATTGCCAATACTCTTAATTGCTGTTTTTCCATCTGCGTCATTTCTGATACAGACTTAGAAATGCCTAAATTATAAGCGTATGTTGCCAATGTAGCATTGGTAATATCAATACCATACTTGTACAATGCCCTTGATTGACCGATTAAGCCGCTTTGTAAGTTCTGTGCAACCGTTTTATAGTCCACATTAAAAAGCGAGCTTATATCGCCTGCAAGCATTGTCATTGACTTTGTTATAGCCGTTGTTGCTTCACCAGTCTGCCCTAACGAATTAGTAACAGAAGCTAACTGTGAAGCGTATTGTGTTATCTCTTGTATGTTAAGCCCTAAGTTTTTTGCTCCACTTTCTTCAAGCAAGCCACCTTGAACATTAACTTTCAATCCAGATAACTTTCCAAGAGTATCATTTACTCTACTTTGAAAGCTCTCTGCGTATGCCGTTGCGTTATCATATCCGTACTTTTCGTAATCCTTATCCCATTCTGAACCAATCTTACCAAACGCAACCGCTTGATAGTTGAACGCTTCAATGTAATCTGTCGTTGACTTGATTGCTTCTACAAGTTTCTTAGAACCTCTGATAACCATAAAATAAGTGGCATAAAACTTACCTATCGCACTTGCTAAGCTCCAACTGCTTTTAGTTGCTGTTCTAGCACTTGTAGAAACGCCATATAGCGTTTTTTGTAGTGAAGCAGAAGAAGTACCCACCTTTGAACCTTGGCTTGCCAAATTAGCCAACGCATTAGTCATAGCAATAACATTACTACTTACATTAGGTGCTCTTGATAATGTGGTCATTAAGCCATTCAGTGCATTACCCAGTTTAGGGATATTCACTGTGGCATTTTCAATACTTTTACTGCCTAGCTTGCCAAGTGACTTTGCAAATTCTGTAACCTGTGTTGCGTTCTGTGGTATAGCTGATATGCTTGCAACCGCTTTTGTAACAGCTTCAAGTGATGTAGCTGTGTTAGCAAGTGTGGCTGAATCAACAGAACCTATCTTTGTGATATTCTTGGCAAGTCTTGTAAAATCTGCTGTTCCTGCGTTCATATTCTGCATAGCAGAACTTAACTGACTGACGCCGTTTGCAAGGTTGCTTAATGATGAGCCATTCACAGTCGCAAGTGATGTAGATAGTCTTGTAAGCTGATTTATCAGTTTATCAACAGAATTAATAGCTTTAGTGGCAGTGCCGGTAATTTTAACTTCTAAACTGTCTAATTCCACGATTTATACCTCCGGCTTATCATTTTTAGGGTGTGCTAAATCCCAATTTGCTTTGCGTATTTTCATATTCAAAACAAACTCTTCTCTCTTTCTTTGTATTTCATCTTCGGTATTTTCTTTTTTGCTAATATTGCTATAAATAGGCTTGTCTGGGTATTCAAGTTCGCCCTTGCCCCAAGCACCGCTTCTAACACCAATCTTGATTGCCGGAAGTATGTAACTGCCTACAGCAAGCCATATATCTGAATCCATTCGTTGTCTTTCAAGTTTCTTGCCCTCTACAACCGCCCATAGTTTTTTAGGTGTCATTTTTAAAAAGTCCGAATAACTAACGCCTAGCGAACTGGCTACGACAAAGTATTCTTCCCAGATTATTTTGTGGAAGTCTGCTTTTTCTTGTGGTCTTGTGGAACTACTGTCGGCTTCTTCTGTTCCTGTGTCGCTTCTTCCACATTGTTCGCTATTTCCTCTAACATCGCTGTTATTCCCGACAGCTCGAAAAAACCATCATCTTCCATCGCTTTCTTGATTTCTTCAAACAATGTTCTATATCCGTAACTCTTATCTGTCTTTCTCTTTTCTGTAATATATGCTCTGGTGAGTCCCTTTGCTTCATCCATTGTGACTGGGTTATTATCAGTACAGCCTGCATAGATAGCCAATATGCAAATCTCCGGCACATCTGCTGTCATATTTGCTAATCCGTCAAAAGAAGCCTGTGCGACGCTTTTATCTGTCTGCGCAAGTAAGTAAGAACCATTAACAACAGCAAACATTTTCTGCACTATTTCTTTACATTCTGCTGCACCAAAAGAGAACTCAACTTTGTATTCTTTTCCGTTTACATTAATATTCATCATAATTTTTACCCTTTCCCACCCTATCACCATATAGGGAAAGGTGCGGATTTTACACCGCACCTACCTTTTAAATTGATTATTCTGTTACATCATCAAGATATGATGTGTAGTCGGCTGTTTTGGCGTTTTCTACGCTATCCGACACAGCCTTTTTAGATTTAGTCGAATAGCTCATCATTCCCCCGATGTTGGGACAACTGCTGTATCTGTTCCTATCATATCCTCAATAATAAGGTTGATAGCCATTGTAAGAAGTCCGTTCTGCTCCTTACTTGTAATTGGTAACTTTGATGGTGGCTGTGCTACAAAGAACTCTGCATCTGTAATACCTGGTGTGATTTCCTGGAACCACATTCTCTTGCCACCAGTCAATTCATTGTAAGCTGTGATAACGTCTTTCCATTCCTTAATTGTTGCGTCCGTCTTGTTAACTGTAACCGCAACTGTATCTGTAACTGTATCTCTGCCTGCAATGTTTCTTGTCTGCTTATCTTCAAGTGCCGAAGCGTCTATCGCTTCTGGTGTTACTGTAATCTCGTCAATAGAATTAATTCTTGTAAGTAACTTGAATGATGTTGGCTTTGTACCTGCTGTTGTTTCAACTCCATAAGAGAAAGTAACGCCCAGTGTACTTAATCCTGCTACTGCATCTGCCATTGTCTACCTCCTAAAAATTTGCAAAAAAATAAGAGCATTTCTGCTCTTTGTTACATTAATCTGTCATTTGCCGCTATCATTCGTCTGAATCTAGCGGTACTCTTATGTACTTTGTTACTGATTGAGAACTCTGGCATTGCGTTACCTTGAAATCTCATTGTCTTAAATACATCTGTAATCGTTGCCATAACTTTGCGGCAATCAGCTTTGCTTGTGTTAGTTGTAACATCTACTTGGAATGTTGCTAACAAAGCATTGATTGTTTGTCCATCAAGCGTTTGTCCTTGCTCTACCGATGGCAACAGATGTATGTATACTGTTGGGAATACTGCCTGACCGCTGTTTTCTCCCTCGTTTGTTATGACTATCTTTGGATATGTCTTTTTAAGCTGCGTTAAGGTTTTAACCCTGACAAGTGCCGTGACTGTGTTTTCAAGGTCTATCGCCCAATCGTTTGCATTTGCCATTAACTAAACACCTCTTTCGCTATACGCTTATACTGATTAACAATTTCCATTGTGGCGTTATACATAGGCATTGTAGCCTTAACGCCGTGTGTGTAGTGCCATTGATTATCATTACCCAAGTAGTACCAGCCATCTTCAAATGCGTGTATCTGCCCCGGATATGTCCCTACGCCCAAGTTAAAATCATTAGCCTTAGGGTTCTCATTACCGCTGTTGTAATAAATACCAGCACCAAATTCAATCGCTAATAGCGTGTAAAATGGTTCTCTATCTTCTACTTCAACAGTTTTACCGGTAGCAATTAAAATAGCTTGGTAGCCGTCTTGAATAGGCTTTCTGTCAACTCTCAATGTTACCGTCCTACCTAATGGACTTTCATTAACATTCATAATTGCCGCTTTGTCGCCTAATTCTGCTAATCGTCCAACAAGCAATTCACACTTGTACTGTAATGTTTGTTTATGCAGTTGTAGTTGTCTTATTGCCCCTTGTATTGAGCTTTCTGATAGAGATACATTAATTGTATGTTTAGCCATAATTGCACCACCTTAAAGCAATTTTAATTCTGCAAATACTCTGAATATTTTAGGTGATTGGATAGCGAACCAGTCAACCATTTCTTCATTAATCGCCCACGCACCATAAGAATATGATGAGCTATCTAAGCCACTTTCATATAAAAATGCATGAATAATTTCGTGTCTAAGTACACTTTTTCTGTAATTCTCATAGTTTTGCAGTTCACAATCCTCTTTTTGGTTGCAAATTACAATCTCGTGTGCTGAATTATCTGTATATCCATCCCTGCACTTTCCATCAAGAAGTGGGTCGTCATGTTCGTTTCTGTAATGTATGGCATATTCAGTTCCTAAAACATCAATCTTAACATCTTCCATATTCCACCTACTTTACAACCGCTTTAAGCATATACTTAGTTGAACACAATGCCGGTTTCGTACCTACAATCGTGAAGTCTGCTGATGTTTCATCAACAAGGCTATCATCTGTGTATGTAGGCTTGCTATCAAGCCAGATAAGGTCGCCTTTTTGAACAGGCAACATATTCCTATCTGTCAGTAAAATAGCGTCAAAATCAGCGGTATCAAAGCCATATTCTTTACTCTGTGCTTCTCCGCCGCTGAACGATATGTTTGCTTTGAAATCGACTGGCTCTGAAAAACCTGTTTTTTCTTCAAGGACTTTGGGTATCTTATTCCCCTCATCATCAAGATAAGGAATAAAATTACCTTCTGTGTCGGTATATCCCTCATAAAGGATATTGCCCTCATCATCTCTTTCATAGATAGTGACAGTCTGCCCTTGAAGTGAATACTTCATAGCTTGCTTATTAATATCAAGCATTTACTTCACATCCTTGCCGAAACGCTTCCATAAATCGGATAACTTCTCCCAGCCAAACATTGCAACAAACGCAACGATAAAGCCTGCCATAATAGCCGCAAGTATCATATACCACAGTATCGTCATATGAATGTACTGCATATACGCGATAAACGCCGTAACTGTGATACCGATAGATAAAATGAACACAATTATGTCCGTAGGTACTTTATTGAATATGCTTATATTCTTGATTACCTGTGTAATTACAGATACAAGAAAAGCAATAGCTCCGATGATTGCTAATATAAGTGTCATATTTGCAATTAATGTCTGAATAATATCCATTATCTACACCTCCTTGTCATCATTAAGTCTTGTTTCTATGCCATCAATTCTGTGATGTGCTGACTTAACACTTTCTTCAACTTTAACTATCCTACTATCGTGAGAATTAAGTTCTTTACGCATTTCTGTGACTTCGTTCTTAATCTCCGTTGTATTGTTGGATATTGCGTCAAGTTTCATATTTATTCGCGTGTTCTCTTTCACACGCTCTTCAAGTTCTACTCTGTCACTTCGTTTATCATTCTTAGAGTTGAATGATAAACTAAAAAATCCGAAAAAGACGGAAAAAGCAACTGAAATTATGCTTATAATTACTGCTATTGGCATTGATATACCGCCTTTCTAAATTAATAGGCACACAGCCCACCACCCTTAATGTGTGCCGCCTGCTAACATATTGCTGACATCAGCAAAATGCTAACGCACAATCTTCTATAACACTTTAGCAAATGGAAATACCCCAACAAATAAGCTATCTCTGTCTTTCCAAGTTCTGTTTACGCCGTTCTCATTGTAACTTGACATAAATGCTTCGCCTGCCTGTGAATGGTCATAGACCGCAAGATTGACGATAACACTCTCAAATTTCTTCAAGTCTTCGGTTATCATTTCATCTGTGTAGCTGTCGGGATAACACCTTTTTACCTTTACATCTTCTGTAGCCTGTTTAATAAGCTGTTCGATTATCGGATTATCTTCTTTGTTATCGAACACTACCACATCAGATGTAGTTTCATCATCATTTGTGACTGTATCATCAATATGAAATTGTTTAAGTCTGATTTTGACCTGTTCTAATGTGGTGTATTCCATAACTATCTCCTATAATCCTAATTTTTCAATTAACAGCTTCTTTAATTCTGCTCCTGTGAGTTCTTCTGCATTGTCTATACCTTGCCCTGCGGCAAACGCCTGTAAATCAGATGTAGACATACGATTTATGGTTGTTTTGCTATAATCAAAAGAAGCTCCAGAATTATTGTTTTCTGGAACTTCTTCGCCTGCATTATACCATTTACCATTGTGAACTACTATATATGGATATTTCATAGTTGCACCTCCTACTCTTCGCTATGAACCTCATATACGAATGTGCTATCCATATTCTCATATGACGGAAGTACAACTTCTGAAGCAAATGTTGACATCTTCATAGGTGGTCCATACTCTGTCTTTGTAGCGACTGTAATACCTATACCATATGTTGTTACATCAACATCAGCTACCTGTCTTGCTGTTCTTTCTTCTGGTGTAGTACCGAACCAAGTATTACCAAGACTGCCCTCCGGAAGAAGTGTAACCTTATCGTCTGGATAGAAGTACTGTTCCTTGCCATCGTCATCAATGTACATCTTATCGTAAAGTACGATAGTGAGCTTTGTTCTCTTCTGCACTACTGAAATAACAGTATCATCATCAACCTCGATAGTTGCTGTAAGGTTCTGTGCAAGAATTGAGTTTCTTATCTGCGCATTGTCAAGCAGATACTGGAATGTATTGCTGTTCATAAGTACATATCTAGCAATCTTGCCCTGCTTCTGTAACTTTTTTCTCGCATTGTTAAGGTCTGTAAGTGGCTTTGAATTGGTTGTATCGCTCCACATACTTGTGCCGGTTAACTTTGCGTAATGATCTTTTGCATATGAACCATCCTTATCATAATCGTAAGCATACTGAACATTATCGCTTACGATAGCAATTACCGGGTGACCTGCATTTGTTGCGAGAAGTGACATTCTCATTCTCTCCGGTACAACTTCTGCACCGCTTACAAGATTATTTGTGTCGTCATACACGCTTGATAAAGCACTTGCAAGATATGGGTCGTCCGCAGACTGAATACGTTCAATTTCAAGCATTTCTTCTTCGCCAACTGTCATTCCCTCACGGAAAAATGCCATCTGTGTTTTTTCTTTGCTTAATCCCTCTCTGGCTCTAAGTGTTGGGATTGTGTCAAAGTTAGATGGTGCAAGTGATACTGGAAGTCCTTTGTGTGTCTTAATCCAGCTTAAATCAAGCCCCTGCTTCTTTCTTTCTGGAAACCACTGTAAACCAAGATAAGGTATCTGATTACTAGCGTTTTCTGTTGCTGATAACGCAATAGACTTACTGTCTAATACTTCATTAATTAACATCTGTTTACCTCCTGTTATTATTCAAATACAATCATTGGAAGAGCTGTCTTAACTGTTGCGTCATATGTAACGCCAGAATGTGCTTCTGCTACCTTTGTATTAAGATATGCTTTTTTAAGCAATACTCCCTGTGGTCTGTCCTCTGTTACATCAAACCTTAAAATACCCACTACTGTAGCTGTATTGTCAGCCTTGCCATTTGCTCCGATTGGAGTACCTGCCTTGACAATTCTCTTGCCCTGTGCGTTTTTAGTTGTCACGCCGTCAAAATCAAGTGTTAATGGGATTGCTTCGTTAGGCTCTCTCTTTAAAATCTGAACATCTCCTGCATATGAAGTTTTTTCATACTGCATATTCATTTCCTTTGCCATTTCTTACCTCCTGTTATTACTGAATGTAATGTGATAAAACGTCATTGTTCTTAGGTGCGTTGGATATAAGGCTTTCTGCTATCTTTTCAGCATTTGTCTTATTGTCTGCACCGCCTTTATTACTGCCGCCGCCTGGAATATCTTGATTTTTAGCAATCTCCTGTTCCTTAGCCTGTGCCGCAGCTGTTTCTTTTTCGGACATAATCTTGCCAAGTTCGGTGTAATCAAGGCTTCCATCATCTTTAACAACTGTCTTTGCCTGTTCAGCAGTAATCTTAAAATTAGTCATAGCTGCTTCCCTCTGGTCTCTGATAGCGTTAGATTTCTGTAAATCGGCTATCTGCTGATTAGCTGTATCTAAGGCTTTATTTGCCTTTTCAAGCTCTGTCAGATTGCCAGCCTGTATTTCATCAAGCTGTTTCTGTAAGTCGTCTGCTGTGTCAGCCTTAGCCTTGTACTGCTTTGCCTTGTTTTTCTCCGTAGCAACTTCTGAATTGTTCTGATTAAGAAGATTAGTAATCTGCTCATCTGTTGCTTCTGGAAAAAGTTTTAATACATCTTCTCTCGTCATAATTACCTCCGTTAAACACACGCTTTTGTTACCGCAGGTCGCTCCTGCTGTGTCTTCTGCTATTTACCGCATAGCTGCAAAATGTATAAAATAAAAGCAGCTACCGATTATTCGATAACTGCCTTATTTTGCTGATTATTATTAAGTTGATTAACTATCTTTTGTGCTTTCTTTTCTTGTTCTTCTACATCATCAATAGTCTTGTATATATTATCAAGATATGATTTTGATAAAAGGAATGTCTTTTCTGCATCTCCCCATAAACCAACCGTCTTAATTGCTATAAGTGGATGTATGCCAGCTTGTAAAAGTAAAAGCAACGTCTGCGCCTTGGTGTACATATTGTCTTGTGGACTGTGATTTATCTGTACATCAAAATCTCTAACCGATAGTTTTAAGTCTTCTCCTGCAAGTCTTAGAATATTAAGAATCACTACCGCTAACCGCTTTTCGCACGATTTAACAATAGGGTCTTTCAGTTTTGCTCTTGTCTTAGAGAAATCCCATCCGTTTCTTAACTCGACCGCTCCTTGCGTATCTCCGCCTGTGTTGCCCTGTTTGTTTGGTATAGCCAATATAGATAATGTGTTATCCCACAAATCTTCCTTAGCAACTTGACATTGTGTCTGATTAAGTTCTTGTGTCATAATCTCGACATCTGACTTATTGTCTTTATTGATGGACTTAACTGTAAGAGCGTGGTTCATTTTCATTTTTGCAAATGTTTCTTCATCAACTTCACAATTTACAAATTTAACCCAATATTCAACAAACTGCTGTATGCTATCCATTCTGTTAGACTGCATATTGTTGATAGCATCAAGCATACCTACAACAAGCTCAATATCGGATATTCTTTCGTGGTTATTAGGAAACTCAACGATAGGAATTTCGCCATATGTATGTAGTTTTGCTTCAACTACTTTACTGTCAATAATTCTGAATGACATAGTGTCGGAGAATGCCATTTTATACTGGTTTCCGTCCTCGTCTTTAAGCTCTTGCACAACAAGCATAGGTTCTTCTGTGCTTTCATTGTAAACAACGTAAGTATTCATTGGTGTAGGTGCTACAATTCTAAATGGCACATCACCATTTTTAGGTTGAACCGCCTTAAAGGATGTTCCTGTTGCCGACTGCCACTCCCCAGCTTTAATATCTTTCTCCTGCTTATTGGCATCTGCTATAAAATCATTAAGCGTATCAACAGCTTTATTGATAGTTTCATCATCTTTGCGACTTATAAACTGAATTGACTCGCCATACGTCTGTCCTACCTTAAACTGAACAATCTCATATGCGTGATTCTCAACAATCTTGTTTGTAATATCTTCATTAGTCAGCTTATGTCTATACAATATCGGTTGGTCGCCCTTGTAGTAATGCCACAGATACTTAATAACTGGCTTATTCCAATTAAATACACCTATAGTACTTCCAATAACCTTAACAACATTGTTAGCAGTTATTGTATCTACATTCGTATATGCAATTTTTCTACCATAACAACCTCTAACAAGGTCTTGAAAATACATTGTGTTCATATCTTACTCCTAATAAAATGTCATACCACTTGAGCTTCTGCTCTGTGGAATTTCTTTAATTTGAAAATTATCATCATCATTCGGCACATACCAAATCCATTTACCGCAATGTTTGCAAGCTAGTTTGTGTGTGCGTGGGTCTTTCTTATCTGCCTTAGTCAAAAACTTATGGCAATTCGGACACATAATTGACCTGTCTTTATTCATATAAAATTCCATATATTACCTCTTTGCATAACAAAAGCACCGCCACAATTAAGTAACGGTGCTTCTTGATAAGGAATGTTTTGTTTATGAAAAACAACTCTGTAATTTCTTACAGATACAGTATATCATTAGTGCAATAGGACATTCTAGGACAACTTTAAATAACTATCGCCATATTTTTCTTCAAATACTTTTAATGCTCTTCCGTGAAGTCTTGTTACATTCCTGTATGAAAAATTCATTTCTGTAGCAATTACTTCAAATGTCTTTTTTTCAATGTATCTTGAAAAAAGTACGTTATAGTAATCTTCATCTTCTATGCTGTCTATTTGCCCTATGATTGTATTTTTCTTATCAATGTATTCATCTATCATTCTGTCAAGATTACGTTCCATTTCGTCAATCTTGGCATATGTAGCGCCTATTTTATCTGGGTCTGATGATGATAACACTCTTTCTTCATTCTTTACTGCCGATATGCTGCAAGAAAGCTCTCTAAGTTGTGCTATCTCTGTTAGCTTGTTATTTATCATACGATTAAGTCTACTGATTTGATTAAGATAATCCTTAGTTGTCATAATAGATTAATACCTCCTGAATGGATTTATAGCAGCTTCAACCTTTGCTACTCTATTGCCCTGTGTCATTCTCAATGCAAAATTTGAAAATACATCTGGTACATCATCAAGCTGTTTCTTTCCAGATACTGAATACTGTTTTAAAAGTGACATCATTACTCCATATGGTTCATTAGGTTTGTAAAGTGATGAGTCTTTAAAAATAATGTGTTGCAAAATCCAGTTAGAACATTGAAAAATCCTTGCCTCTTTGTTTGTTTCTGTAGGCGTATCTGTAATATTACATATCCAGCCTACACTCTCAACACGCTTATTAACTTCCATTGCTACTCTGTCGCCGCCGGCGTTACGCTCAAATTCGCACTCTTGCACTTTGTTATTTACAAGTACACCTGCGGAATTTCTGTATTGTTCTTCATAATCTGCTGTGTTATCACATACGCAATCAACGCAGTAGTAATCTTCGCCGTACTTCTGCAATACAGGCAGTACAAAATAATCTGTACCTTTTCCTTTTGTATCGCATTGGGCTGTGATAATTTCTGGCTCTCCGTGTGGCAAATTGAGATATCTTCGGATTTTATCATCTGGAAACAGCAATCCCTCACGTTCTATTGGATCTTGCTTGTAAAGACAACGATATGAGATTTCATCCATAAGCAACTGAATGTCGGCAAAGTCTTTTTCAGTATATCCGCCAAATTCATAATTAAAATTGCTTTTTCCTGTTACCGGGTTTACATCCGGAACCGATACAACTTTAACTCTTTTGTTTCCGTCATATGCTTGTATAATTCTACCAATAACGTCTCTAACGCTCCACCTTGTAGCAATATGTATTTCTTTACATGGGTTTCCATCCTCGTCCGGTATCTTTCTTTGTCGTGCATCTACTGCATATTTATCCCACAATTTATCAAGATAGGTTGGGTTTAGTGCTTCTTCAATGCCGCCTATCATATCATCAACTAGCAGAAATTTATTAGCTCTGACTTTACCGGCATTTTTACTGCCGACGGATGTACATTGTACAGATTGAAACGGCTTATATTTTCCTACGTTAAACTGTTCAAGTTTTGCATTTGTACTTGTTACTTCAAGTCCAGGGAACACTTCTCCCCATGTATACTCGTCAGCGTTTGTGACAATATCGTATACTCCATCATAATACATTCGTGTAATGTCTCCGCTGTGTGAATAAAAAAGGTTATATCCGTTTGAGTACCAACCTATAACCGCAGAATGGAAAAACTTTTCGATTGTGGTTTTTCCTGTTCCGGGTGGGAGAGAAATACATAAAATATCATATTTATCATCAATCATGCCTTGTAATGCTTCTATTAAGCCTATTTTGATAAACTGTTTTCTTCTCGGCATATAGAATCTTTCTTTAGGTTCACGTTTCTTTTCTATGTATCTAAAAAAACTGTCAACAACCTTGTTTTGTGCTTCAATCAGTAAAATATCGTAAAACCAATTAATCAGCTCATATTCCGTTTTATTTGCAAACGCATACTTCTCTAAATCCCATATCGTTCCACCTGTCTTGTCCTTGCAGAAACGCTCTATAAGCTCTTTTGCTCTCTTAGTGAGTTGTAGTCCATACTCAATATCTTTCTCGCCGTTTATGGCTACACTGCAAGCGTCTACATAGGCATTAATTACCTGTTCATCAATTTCATTTCTCTTTATGTAATTTTCATATCCATTAACTGTGGAAATAAGGCTCTGACTAGCCATAAAGAAAAGCACCTCCACTTTTCAGCAAAGGTGCTTATAGACCTCTGCCTATAATTGTTTTAGGGTAGCGACTACAATCAATCTGTAGCCGGTAAAATTTTGTTAGAATGCTGGCATTGTTTCATTGCAAGCCAGATGTAATTTATGAAAAAGTGTATTATAATCATCAATTACATATCTTGCCGGAACCATATATGCTTTAATATCATATCTTTCTGCTGTTTCTCTTTCAATGCAACAGCCATCCCAATCGTAGCTCTCGCATACCCCAATAAATACATCAGCCTGTGCCAGCTTCTTAAGGCTCTCGCCTAAATACCATACCGCTTCTTTGCTGTCTTTCGGTGGGTTATCCTCAATGTAACTGTCAATCAGTTCCAATTCTTCTCCCTCGTATATTTCAGCAATCTTTTTCATCTTCTGAATGCTTGCTTTGATTTCTTCCTCTGTTCTGCCTTTCATTGGCACGCTTACAAATAATTTTTTCATAAAAATTCCTTTCCGCTGATAATCAGCAATCATTGTTCTAATTCATCAATTCTGTTTTCAAGTACATTTATGTACTCTCTCATCTTTTGTCCGTCTCTCTCTGAAAGATACTCAACACCAGTAGTTCCTATTTCCCACGATATTTCTTTTAAGTGTTTGATTGCATTTTCAACTTTGTCATCATCACGATTAAGCTCTTCGCATAAGTGCTTAGCAATATCTTTAAACGGCTGTGGGTGTTCTGCTCTGTCTAATGCCTTTTCAAAGGTGTAGTCTTTCTTGTAATCCATAATAATTCCGACAGCTTCATATTTTCCAAGATTAACTCCTAAAAATCGGTCTGTGGTTGTGTTCCATATGGCATATAAGTTGTCTATATCATCTTGCAATGCAACTATTAACATAATCTCACTCCTTTTTCATACAATTTGCTAATGATTTTGTTTCCTCTAAGATTTTCATTTCTAAAGCTCTTGAAAACTCCATATTGTCTTTAGGATATCTTCCTAAGATTGATTTTGCGTACTCATTAACTGCTTCAACAGAAACATCAATACCCATTACTTTTCCAGATACCTCAACACATTCTGTTCTTTTTTCATCATTTGTGCATTTATTGTCTTTATTGTAGCGGCATGTGGTTAAGTTGCAATCATTCATTTTTAACACACCCCATTCTGCCAGCTATATAATGACTTCTTGTATCGCAAATTGTCCTACAATCAATAACATTGCCCTTATCAAGACAAATCTCAAGATGCTCACATTTGTCGCACTTTGTGTCTTTTTCTTTATATTTCTCTGGCTTATATTCCTTAAAATCCTTACACTCATAGTCTAAGCTTGTGTCATTTCCTTTGCTACAAGTATAAATGGGATATTCTTCTCCTATTTCTTCATCGAAAATATAATCTTCTTCGCTGAATTTACATTTTGAACAATCATTCATTCCTCATAAATCTCCTTGTTTCCTCAATTATTTTAGAATCCCTAGCAGAAGTCATTTCAATATGATTTTGTGGCAATCTGCCAAACTTTTCCAAAGCATATTTTTCTACCACTTCTTTTGAAACCTCTATTCCAAAATTTTTCAATGCTTCTTCGGGTGGCGGTTGATACCCTGATAAGGGGTTGTCAATGTTATTCATTCCTCATAAACCTCTCAAAATCTTTCCTGCACTTAGGGCATAATTCATATGTTTTTTCTAAAAATTTATATCTATGGACATTCTTGATTTCAAGACACATATCATTATCTTCAAAAGTGGGAACTATATCTCCGCAACATCCAACTTGCTTAAATCTAACTTCTTTCCAGCTCTTAGGTATTATTTCTTTTCCGCACCTATCGCATGTGTGCCATTCTTTGCTATGTTTCATCGTGAATATCCTCCCAAGTTCTGCAAAACTCCTTGAATGTTTTCTTATCCATCAGTGAAGCTATTTCGCGCAAGTTTACAATGTTGATTTCTGTGTCTTGCTCATATTGCACATTGGCAACAAGGTCTATATTGACCATTGGAAGCCTCCCGGCATAATGTTCTATCTTATACGAACTACATAAGCACTGTTCGCCATCAATCGTAACTTTAGCACATGCATGGTGTCCTTCTATTGGTTCTACTTTGAATTTATGTATATTACTCATTCTTCCACCAACTTTCTACCGCACATAGGGCAATAGGCTATTTTCATTACCATTTCAACATTCATATCTTTACTGCTACACACCGCAAAGGGTGGACATTTATTCAAGTCGCATGTAATTACAGGTTTATTTGACAACTTATCAATCTTAAATTTTCCATAATGTGTTATGATAGGAAATTTTTCCTCGCAAAATTCACACATATTACACCAGCTTTCTGCCGCACATAGGGCAATAGTTTATTTCAAATTCTCCCTCTCCGTATTCCTCGCCGCTGTTGTCATAATGCAAGCTGTAGTAGTTTCCGCTATACTGCTCAACAATCTTTGCTATTCCGTAGGTGTAGCCATTTTCAATTCTTTTCTGTTTTCCATCGCAAAATTCACACATACGCACGCCTCAAATCCTCGTAAAAATGTCTAAATCATAGTTATCTCTGATATAGTCAACAACTTCCTGTAATTTGCTTTTCACAAATTCATCTTTGCCAATATCTGGGTGTGTGTAAAACATGCAACTGTCTTTCTTTCCGTCTGCTTTATATTTACGATAGTTAAATGTCATCATAAACAATGGTATTCTTGTTAAATTCTTTGTCTTGCGTCTTATCCAACGATTAACAATTCCCTTAATCATTATTCTTCCCCCATAAATTATCTGGCAATTCCTCGCCACCATATATCTTGTTAGCGTATTTAAGAAATGTCGGTTTACTACAACCTGCTATCTTTGCCGCCTTTACTTGTGAAGCCTGCCCTGATATGTACAGGTTAATTGCTTCATAAAACTTATCTTTGTTTAGTGGGTGTACGCCCATAGCCATAATAATCACTCCTTATTTCAAATATTTCTGTGCTAAGTTTTCTCTTATCATTCCAGACATGAAATGCTGCAAGCTCTTAGTTACTTCTTTGCCATTAATCTTGTATTTTGTCTGTAAGTAATAATCTATTAACTCTTTGTAGTAATCATTAAATCCATAAGCAGAATTATCGCTCATATAATTACCAACTGGCTCAAAGTAATTAATAACTATCTTTGTCAAAGCCTGTTCTGTAATGTGTATATGGCTCATATTTAAAGTTTTATTGTATTGCTCAAGGAAATAATCAATAATATGCTTTAACTCCTCTATTCGCCAATCTGATGGCTCGCAATCAGCGAATTCAACAGCAATGTTTTTAATTGCATCAGATTTGCTTCCGCCTTTTTCAGCTGAAAAAGCATATATATCTCCTCTTGAAGAATCTTTAGATTCTGAAAGAGCATATTTATTCTCTGTAGTATAATCTCTGTTTATATTCTCTGTAGTAATCTCTGGTAATGGTCTGTCGTTTTGTCCTCCTCGACAGGACAAAATGACCTGTCGGTCTGTCATATTGTCTTGTCGATTTATCATTTTGTCCTCATCGGAATTAAATTTATCCACAAGTTCTTGTAATTTTTTAGTATCTATTGTGTACCACTTTGTTTTATCAATAGCTAATTTATTGTAATTAGCAGATAAAACAACGCCTTTATTTTCAAGCCTTGTGAATGCTCTCTGTATCGTTTTCTCACTCCAATATGGAAAATTATTAATTCTCCAATCACTGTATGAGTTGTAAACCCAATATTTACCATCAACAAGGTTCTTTTCGGCTTTTTTATTAATTTCTATCCAGTAATTTAACTGATTAAGCACTATTGCTTCGTTCAAATCTCCTAAAACAAGTGCTAAATCAGTATTTACGATAAGTGTTTTTGATTTGTCAATGAATAATTCTTTAAAATTCATAAATTACCTCCTGTGAAAGATAACAGCACTCCGCTTGTACTTAATCTGTGAATAACAAAAACAACAAACAGGCAGTCACAGTTCTGCTTTTCGGTAGCTAACCTAGTTTGTTGTAATCGGATAGATAGGACTTGAACCTATGACTACTTGAATAAATCAAGCGTTACTCCCAACTGAACTACTATCCGTAAAGACGTTACCACTATCTGTTTTACAACTGTCTAATGCGCCCAACATTAAACTTTGAATAGTGGCATAGATGCGTTGCAATCCTATGAGGGTCGGCATTTGCAAATTATCCCTCGCGCTTTCAGGATGTTCTTTTGAACCGCACCTAACGCAGATAGCAGGAATCGAACCTGCATAACGATTTTGTTCGTTAGAGAGATTAGCAATCTCTTGTGATACCATTACACCATATCTGCAAATACCGCCTGTAACGGCTATCAAGAAACAAGGACAGAAACAATAAAATATTAGGGGTGTTTTGATTAGGAGTGCTTCTTGATAAGCTGATTTTCACATGGCTATGTATATACACGCCGAACCCTCTCAAGCGGTCTTGCACCGCTTTTAACTGAACAAAATCCAAAGAGGTACATGAAAGGAGGACTGTTCTGTGTAAAATGCAAAAACACAATAATGAACAGCCAAACGAATAAAAGGAAAATAAACTACCCTTATGGGAATCGAACCCATATTACAGGAATCAAAATCCTGTGTATTAACCATTATACTAAAGGGCAATAGTGGCTATTCCCAGTATGCATTTGCCACAAGTCGCAGCGTACTATCCTTTGCAGCCATTATACTTTCATTGACTGACACGACTATTCTGACAATTCTATGTATTTGTCAATGTACCACTTGGCTTTTTGAATATCCTCTAAGCCATTCTTGTTATTATGTCTGTAAATGTACTTAAAGGCATTGCATAAGCAAAAGTTCTTAACGGCTTCCTTGCCCTATGTTTCCAACATAACATCTATACATTCAAAGCTGCCAGTCTCATAATGGCTCGGATGATTAACATTGTCATTTACCGGTTTTTCATTGACGCTAGGAGCAACATCTTTAAGCGGAATAAAATTATCAAACTTATCATCACTCTTAGCACCGTTATGTATGCAATTATTACATGCGTATTCTGATTGAAGTTTACTTGCGCAATTAATACAAGGCAATGGATATGAAATATCGCTCATTAAACATCACCTGCCTGTCTGTGATTAGCTTTGTAGGTGTCAAAGCCTTGCGGATATCTGGCTTTCAGCTTGTCAATATTAATCTGCATAATTTCATCAAGATTAAACTCAAATGAATCGCACATTAAAGCCAAATACCAACATACATCGCTGATTTCACGCTTTAAATGTTCAACATCTAACTGCTTTTCGTGAAAAATCCATTTCTTAAGCATGTCGTTAAGTTCTCCAACCTCGCCAGATAAGCCTAATGCCGCATTGATAACACCACCTAGCTCAATTCTTGGTGTATCTTCACCGCGATTGCCTATCTTTAAATCATCAATCTTTTTCTCAAGCCTATCTGTAGACTTTTTATCGTTAGTACGCATGGCTAAAGCCTGATATTCATTGCCCTGCATTTCTAACTCCTAACTCTTTTTTATTTTTTAAAATTTTTGGGAATTTACTCGGCTGAATTAGCCGTTTTCTGATGTGCTTATTGAATATCTTATGAATAATTAAGATGTATTTATTATACACCTATCTATAGGATTTGTACAGTAGATTTATTGATTATATTATGTGAGTTATTATCAAAGCTATATATTAATAAATATAATGGTTATTTTATATAGTTTAATAAATTATTATTGGTTGGTTATGTATATATAAATATATATAATAAGCCTTTTTATTTTTAAGAATATTTGAGCGACTTAGTTGGGCGGTCAGCGTCTGGATATACGACCCCCACGCCATGCGCTATACATCTTGCACAATGAAATCAGCCAAAGCGGAGCCATTGCACAATGAATAATTATCATGCAATCGCTGTCAATCCGCTTGTTTACTGACTTTATCGTGTTTTTATCGCTCAAATGTTCCGTTTTATCACTTCGCTAAACTCAACTTTAGCGAAAACATGTTATTGTAAGGTAAATAGCTGTAATCCGCTTGTTTACTGGCTTTGTGGGATTTCTTGTACATCTTGCACAATGTTTTCTTGTTGTACAATTTGACGAACATTAGAGCCTTGAGCGTCGTCAGATGTGTTAAGCTGTGGCAGATCTGATGCTGTCTTAATGACTTTCGTGGCGCTTTCTCTGCTGACACCCGGGAGATTCCAACCGAAACGGCGATTCATAACAGCCAGCTGTCCGACTGGGTTTTTACCAGACCAGAGACGAGCCTCTCCGCTAGATTCATAATCTCTTGACAATTTTTCCCACAAATCGTAAGCCGAAGTACTTAGTTTTGACGCTCTCTTCTCATTAGCCCAATCATATACAACAGTCTCATTTATACCTGTTAATTTACAATATCCTGATATAGTACATATTTTATTATACTTATAACACATATATATATAATAGTCTGCTATATAATTGAGATACTCATAATTATAGCTATTGCAATTACTATTATTAATATTACTATACTGGTTATTATAATTATTATTATTATATCCCTGTAATTTACCCTTTAATTTTAATCTATTAGTACCCTTAAAGGTATTATTATATACATAAATCAAAGCAGCATAAAAGAGAGATTGCGGAGCTGCTGTCATATCTTCGATGTTTTCGTTTGTGCAGAATCGCTTAAAATGCATATCAATCTCATTTTCGAAAATCTCTTCGCTGTCTGCTGTTTCCTGTACTTTCTCCATTTGTTCCCCTTTCTGCCGGAGCTTATCCAGCTTATTATAATATATACTAATAACATAAAAATAACCCGATAACAATATTAATATTATCGGGTGTAAATCTTATATTTAATTATTAGCAATATAATAACACAATAAATATAATTAATCAATAGGCATTAAAAAAGCGATGTATAACAGATATACACCGCCTAAATATTAATATTAATTGTTTAACAGTTCTTCTTTTAACCCATCGGAATATAAATATTCATTCATTCGCTGGAGCTGTTCCAAGTTTTCAACTTCCACAGTTTCAAAACTATATGGGCACGCCATCCCGTCATATGACTTTATCAAGTACGTTTGCAAGTCATCTACATCTTGGAGCTTTTCCCACTCTTCCCAATTAGTGACCGTCTCTTCCTCCTCTGGCTTAAAAAGTTCTTTCAATTCCTTGAATGTGTACAAAACGCATTCGCTTTGTGCGTTCCTTTCGTTCTTGTCAATAATCGTATATGCTTTCATGTCGTTCACCTTTTAACCTTTCTTAATTGCTTTCTTTTTCACATTCAAACCCGAATAAAATATTATTCGCTAGCTCTTCGTTTATTTCCTCTTCTGTGATTGGCTTTCTGTTCTCTGCTCCGATTATTTCGTCAAGGCTTGCATCTATGTCTGCAAGTGCCTTTTCTCTGTCAAATCCAAGTCCAACAACTTTGTTTAATAATTCGATTGTTTTCATTCTTTCCACCTTTCAGCGTTTCCGCTGACCTTTCTTAATTTGTATAATTATAATAGCATTTCTTTGTCACTTTTGCAAGTGATATTTTAAAATATTTTATAATTTCTTTTTTTGTTCTCTTTCTTCCTCTGTTTCTTCATATATAAATATGTCTTTTGGCTGCATATCCAGAATCAAACAAAGATTGTTTATGCTTTTGGCATTTATATTTGTGTCTTCGTTCTTTATCTTTTTTAGCGTGTCTTGGCTCAATAATCCGCTTGTTTTGGCTTTGTATGTGTTAAATCCGGCACGCTCCAGAGCATCCCCGACATTAAAGCGATATTTAAGCATTCTAACAGCTCCTTTCTATATTGTTTTATTTGTTTCTTATAATAATATAGTAGGTTCTAAAAGTCAATAAAAATATTTCTTAAAAAAGTTATAAAAAGGCTTGTATATTTCTTTTTAAAGTGATATTATAATCTTGCAAATAAAAAAGGCGGTTGCCCCGACCAAGGAAACGAACCGCCACCAATCAAAAAGAAAGGTAGCTATATTATAGCACAGGTAAAAAGAAATGAGAAGAACAAACAGCAAAGAAGTTAAGGCAGCAGTTAGAAACTATTTAACAGAAGTTGCACAGAGCGAAGAGCTTAACACAATTAAGGACATCAAAGATAAGTTCGCAAATGAGTACGGATGGGCAGTTGCAAGGCTTGGAGAGCGTAATGCTTGCATAGAATGGTTAAGAGGTTTAGGCGTTGGCGTTGATTATAGTTATTATGACATTATCCAGTTCATGGCTGAATGGTTAGACGAAAGCACAGAAGAAGCTGAAAAGTGGCTTGATAAACGCGGTGATGGTCTTTACTGGGATTTATTAGCAAGGGAAATTTTAGCAAGCAAATAATTAGCAAGGTAGGCGTTTCCGGGGTTCAATTCCCCGGCTTGCTTTTACCATAAATGATTGATTTTTATGGCAATAAATGATATATTATTATTAATTTCTACTTGGTAGATTAAAATAGTATATCTTTATTTATTAATTTTTTTAAAAAATGGAGGTATAAAAGCATGGAATGGTACGCAGACAGAGAGGTTACAAGTAAGGAAAGAAAAGCGATTGACGAAGCACTAAGTCTTTTTAATTGTGATTTAAGCGATGACGATATCCAGAGATGGATAGATGACGACACTATATCTTTAAATACATGCAGAAACGGTCGTGATGTTGTCTGGATCCTGTTAGAAGATAATAACGAAGCGTGTGTATATGTCGATAATCTGAAAAAGCTTACCAATGAAGAAATCAAAAATCAGCTTCTTTAAATATGTACTAAATCATAAGCAAGGCTTTTTGCCTTGCTTATTTGTACGCAACAAGGAGAAAAAATGCGAAAAATAAAATGCGATTTAGCAAAACAAAAATTTCCACATTTCACGGTCTTAGAACCTGTACATATCGAATATAAAAACAAAAAAGCTCTCCGTTGGAAATGCCTGTGCGAATGTGGCAATATTTTTTATGCACAAACAAGCGCGATAACATCGCAGAAAATAAAAAGCTGTGGTTGTTATCAAAAAAAATACCAAAAAGAAAAACATCTCGGCAAAGGGTGCGTAAAAATTGGCGATAAATTCGGCTTACTTAAGGTTATTGATACAGAAATTGGCAAAGATGGCAGAACACAATATATTTGTAAATGTAAATGCGGGAATATAATAACATTGCCTATTTCCCATTTAAAGAAAAGATATTCTTGCGGCTGTCTTACAGAGGACTACATACCAAATAGCAACGTTAAAGTAGAAAGTCTTGTACACTTAGGAAAGAAAACCGCAAGAAATACAAGTGGTTGTCCTGGTGTTTCTTGGCGTGGAGATAAACAGAAATGGCAAGCTAGAATATACTTCAATGGCGTAAATCATCATTTAGGATATTTTGCGAATAAAGATAGTGCTATTAAAGCCAGGCAAGAAGCAGAAAACGATATATATAACAGATATTCCGATATTATCGAAGAGATGCCAAATAAAAATAATGCGTTTAGCAAAAAATAAATCAAAAACAAATTGTCTTGCATTGGATTTAAAAGCGTTTTAAAGCTGTTTTACTTTGTAGGCTTATAAATCTACATCAACGCAATAAAAACCGCTGTACAGGGCAAATCACAAAGCCACAAAGTCAAAACAAGCACGAGCCACAGCCTGTCAAGTTTATATAATGCACTTTAATCTATTAAAGTTTTTCGTCAGTTTTTCAAGGCAAATCTGAACGAAATCGGGAGCAAAAATTGAAATTCTGTGTAACTGATTTTTGGATTCCAAAATTGCATATGACGGGGGTATCAAAATTTTTAGCAATAAAATTTATGGAGAAATTTTTCCAATTTTTTAGTAGGATTTGAACGAAATCTGAACCAAATTTTGAGATTTTTTAAAATTGAAATTGTGAATACAAAAAGTCAACCCACGGGGGTAAAGAAAAATTTTACCTATATTCCGTGGGTTTTAAATTAGTTTATAAAAATAATTGGCTTATCATCATCAAAAAGATTACTAACAACTTCCTGTCCTTTATCTACTAAGTAACAAGAAACTTTCTGGAATCGCCTAAAACCTTTGATAATTTCATATTTGTTATTAATTCTATATATAGTTCCTGTGAAATTGCCTTTATTAACAGGAATATAAGATTGCGTATCTAATGGAGCTGATATGGATTTGTCAAGCTCCTTAAGTTCTACAATATCTACTGCTTCAATCTTGCATAAATCACCATACTCACCTAATGATGGATATACCGGTGGGTTTAGTAACGCATGGTATATATCATTTATGTCACTATCATCAGCTTTGATGTATATAGTTGTATATAAATCAACCAACATCAAATGATATTTAACTGCACTGACCCAGCCGGTATGGCTTCCGTCTGCATAATCTGTTATAACATCCCAACGCTTAAGCATTTCATCGCTAATTTTGTTGAAATTATAGCCACCGTGCCATTCTTTTTGCACCTTAGTATTATAAATTCCTTTGCCAGTAACAAAATAATCTAATTTATGATACATTTTCCATTGACACATTGAATGAATAAACCCATTAACTGTGCTAAATGGTGGCAAAGGGTAGCAATCTGCACCTTTTGGCGCTGATGGATTATTGAATCTAGCCATTTCTTGATACATTTTTAATCTTACAACTCTCATAATAAAACCTCTAAAATAAAATAAGTTGCACCTATACAAAAATGTATCAATGCAACTTTCCACTATGGTTCTATTAAGGTAAAATGATATATTAATTATCAATTGTTTACATCTATTAGATAATAGCATTTTTAAATATTATTGTCAACACAACAACTTTCTGTATAAATCAATGCCTTACTTGAATACCGGCATTGACTAAGTTCATATATTAATATTTCCTTTGTCATAGTCGGATTAGTCTTTTGAATTATCTTTAACAGCTCATCAATACTCATCATCCCACTCTCCTAACTGCTCTTAAAACCATATCAACAATGTCAAATACTTCATCACCATATGTTGCCACAAAATCACACAATATTTCTTCTGTTTCAATCGGCAAATAAATATCATAAGACATACAGACAGCGTGGCAGATTTCGTGTATCAGAACTTTGCGTTGCATAAATCCCTGTAGTTTGTCTGACAGATATATCGTATGCGCGTTTCTGTCAGTTACACCTAAGCTGATTGTGTTGTCTGACCGCCTTAATTCACTTGAATTTGAATTTTTATATTGCACTTGCCACATTGTGCCATTAATGCTAAAAATCATCTGTATGCTCCTTTCCTAAACAAAACAGGCTATGAATATTGCTACTCATAGCCTTTAAAATCATATCTTAGATACAAGAGTGCTTAACTTCGTTCTAAGCAAGTTTTTCTCTTCTGCTGACATATCGGCAACCATATCTGTAATGTCGCTTGCAAGTTCCTTAGTGTAGCTGTCAAGTGACTTCATCTTATGCTCCTTATCCTCTGGCGTATTAGCTTTGTGCATTTCTTTAGTTTCTGTGTACATTCTCTTTGCCCTGTCATAGCCACTTTCAGCGGTATGCGTACTTGTAGGCTCTGTATAGTACATTCTGCCATATTCTCTATCCATATCACGCTCTGGATACATATGCATATAAGGCGGTTCTTCGTATCCTCTTCTGCCTACATAAGTACCTTTGCCTTTAGGGGCGTATCTGCCAGTAGTTTTGTATCTGTATTCATCATAGTATCTTCTGCCACCCTCTTCGCCGTATTCGTCTTTTAAGGCTCTAAGCAGCTCCTTGTTGTATTCTTCTTCCTCTTCATCAGCTTTCTTCATAGACTTAACGATAACTGCCTTGTATTCTGCTTCGCATAAATCCTTAATCATTTCGACTGCTTCACCCATTTCCTCTGTGTTGACATTCTCAACACCCTTATCAAGCTCGCCTAAGGCTTTCTCTGTAAGACATTCAATCATTTTATGGATTCTTTCAATGTGCATACTCACACCCCCTTACGCTTCACGGACAGCAATTAAGTTGCTGTTCTGAACCTGTATAGCCTGTGTAGATGTATTCTGCACCGCTACTGTACTGCAACAGCCACAAGGTACATCAATATATGCCTGTGCCGATACATTAAATAAATTTTCAACAGCGGCTGGCGTGACGACCATTCTTGTTGACTGTAAAGGCTCTCCATCCACTGTGATAGCAAGTGAAATAGCCTCTACTGTGCCACCTGTAGGTATCTGAATGTTGCCACTATATGATACTAAAAATCGTGCTTTACACTGATTTGTGATACCTCTTAGCTTGATAATTCCGCTGCCCTGTCTGTGTACTATACACTTACTACCGCAAACTGCTGTCTCTGTAAATGCCACGTCTTCGCCGGCGGCAACTGTTTGTAATGCAATTCCTGTTACTTCCATTGTTTTTACCTCTCTTTCTAAAAAATAAGGGCAAACATTATAGCCTGCCCTTTGATTATAAGTAATACTGCTTAGCAGACATAATCTTTCGAGTTTTCTTTCGAGTTAAACTCGATACTTAACTCGATTAAATTGAGTTAAATCAAGTTAAATTGAATTAAACCGAGTTAAACCAAGAATTAAACCGATTAAAATTGATTAAGATACTTGTTAATTATTCAGTTGTTTAGCATCCGCAACCTGTATTGCATCCGCATCCGTAAGCATATCCGTAAAGGTTGCTTGCCGGGAATGATGGTACTGGTGTAGGTCTTACAGCGTCGATTATCTGATTTGTCTGTGCTGCCATTGTTGTAGTCAGAAGTGCATTCTGTCTATCCTGTGAAGCAGCTCTGCGTAAATCATTATTCTCTGCCTGTAATGTTGCAATCTTGTCGTTAGTCAGGAAATCGAGGATAGCTCTTGTTCCTGCTTGCTGGCTGTCAATAATATCTCTTGTATTATTGTTCATTGTGTTCTGCAAAGCACAGGTGTTAGTTGCCATATTGTAGTTTACACCCTGAATAGCTTCTCTTGTCTCGCAGCAGCAGTTGGCAAGCTGTGACTGTAAAGCGTTTGTATTCTGCATATTAGCAACTGTATCAGCGTTAATAGCCTGCTGGATGCCGTAGCCTGTCTGCATAATGTTTGTATTTATGCCATTGAAGCCTGTGAGCATACTGTTATTCATAGCATAAAAGCCATCACAAAGTCCGTTGGAAATGCCATCTAACTTGCTGATAACCGCTGAATTATCGAAGCCTCTCTGAATATCAGCCTGTGTCGCATATCCCTGTAATGCTCCACCATTACCGCCAAATCCGCCAAAGCCACCGCCCCAGCCGCCAAATATTGCAAAGATTACGACAATGAACCAAAGCCATCCGCCATCTCCCCAGCCATTGTTATTGCTGTTGCCATCAATATTTGCAACAAGTGGCACACTGGCACAATTTGAATTAAACATATTAGTTACCTCCATTAATTTATTCATAAAGATGTCACCCAGGTAATTTGCAAAGACATCTAATATGCTATTAATTATTAAATCTGCTTTTTATCTGATTAAATACATCATCTGCATTTAACCCTTTTTCCTTACATAAATTTCTAGCCATCTGTTCAATGCCTTGCATATTGCCTTGCTGTGCCATTTGTATTGTATTTTTCATCATTGGGTTGCTCATAAGCTGATTATTGTTCGCTATCTGCTGCAAAAATTGTTGAGGACCACCTCTCATCATTTGAAAAAGGTTAATTGGATTCATTCTTCATCACCGCCCTTGCTTTGAGTTTTTGAAGTTTTTCTTTGCACTCCTAAAGATTTATCGAATCTATTCTCCAACTGCCCTATCTTCTCTGATAGTTCATCAAACTTATTCATAAATAGCTCTGTGCTTTCGTCTGACAGGTCAAATTTCGATTTTTTATCATTAGATGATAAATTGTTAGAGTTACTATCCAAACAAGGCTTATAAGTCAAAATACGAGTTGTAAAGTCTGACTGCCATTGTTTGCCGTAAATTTCTGTTCCGTCAGCTTTTGGAAAATAATAGATATTTCCGTCCATAGGTATATCTACAGCCTTTACAGCTTCTATGCTGTCAACAATTTTTCCCATAACATTCTGTTGTGATGTTCCCGACATTTGTGTCGGTAACATTTGCTCCTGTTGCTGGTATCTCTGTATATTTGCCATAGGATTGTATTGATATGTTCCATATTGCGGTACATATCCATTATTCATCATAGGTGTTGTCTGATAAGGATTGTTTATCATCTTTTACCTCCTCCAAGACTTCTTCAATTGCGTGGATAACGAGAGATAATGTCACTAAGTCAAGTTTCTGTAATTCTTCTTTACTTAAGATTTTTTCTCTAATTTCATCTGAAAACATTCGCACTACCTCTCTTTCTGATTATATTTTGGCATAAAAAAAGACGGATTAACCGTCATAAATTAGACAGTTATCCGCCATTCTAAAGTAAAAAAATAACGCCCTTACGGCGTTTACAAACATTCTTTGATTACTTCTGTGATTACCTTTTGATTTTATAAGAAAAATGATGATATCCAAAAAGCTCCTTTCATTCAGTGTTTATGCGGCTTTTCGGCATATCACCATCTAATAAAACTAGCAGGGGATGAGAGAATCGAACTCGATTGACCAATCCTGTATTCCGCTTGTTTTCTAGCTTTACGCCTTTAGCCTTTGATTACTTTGATTACTTTGTAACCAAAATCAGAAATTGATAGCCTTACTGACTTGCTCAATTTTGGTTTTACTTGTCTTATTACTGTATATGTAATACTTTCTTGTTGTCTCAATATCGCTATGTCCTAGCATTTCACATATTACAGAATCATTTGCTGCGTTATCATAAAGCGTTGTGCCATAAGCACGCCTTATCTTGTGTGCTGAACGATAATTAATATTTAAGGCTTTGCAAACTCTCTCTAGTTTGCGATTAAACGCTTTGCTCTTAATCCGTTCACCCTTTTCCATAAACATGTATTCTCCAAATGGATTTAGTCTGCGAATGGCTTTAACAGTTCTAAGTGCTTTATCTGTAATTATTACATCTCTTATGCCTGCGTCGGATTTTGGATAATCACTAACAGGTTCAACCCACTTTCCATTTTCATTTTTAATTTTTATTTCCGTTCTTGACACAGAAATAAAATTCTTTACAGTTCCGTCTTTTAGTTTTGTGCTGCGAACATCTGAAAATTTAAGTGATGCTAGTTCTCCGGCTCTTAGTCCTGTCTCAAACATAAGCAGAAGCCCCAGACTTCTGATATCGTATCTCTGCCACAAGTATTCAGTAATCACAGGGATTTCATCTTCAAAATAAATCTCATCCCCCATATCTTTCACTTTCTTGGTAAATGACCGACGAGATAAATCTAAGTCTCCCATAAACTGTGTAATACTGATATTTGTATAGCCTTTTTTCTTAGCGTACTTAAAAATGCCGTTGACAAGAATGCGCATATCAGAATATGCTTTCTGCGATAGACTACATTCAGCAATGATTGTCTTGATGAATTTTTCCAATTCATCGGTTGTAATGTACTTAATTTTCTTGTCTGCCACTGGATATGCTTCGCAATCAAAAAACCTAGTAAAATTATTAGTATACTTATCGTATGACTGTTTCTTGATTTCGTGATAATCAAGTTTACAGTCGATCCATTCTTGAAAAACATTCCTAATCAGCGGTTCATTCTCTAATTTCTTGTAATGTTCCACTATTCCGTCATTAAGTGAATCTAATGTTGACCGCTTCAATAACTTTCTCCCATTTGAAGCAGTTTCACTTGGCAGATATGTATACCACTTACTATCTTTTCCTTGCCATATCTCGTAGGCATGTTCTTTTAAATATTTTTTCCTTTCGTTCATTTCGATTCTTTTTTGGATATCATCACGAGAGATAATATCATTCTCTAGTACATAATTCAACAATTCCTTGTCTGTTAGTTCCACTCATTTACCACCCTCTCAATCTTATTCTTAATATTCCTCACCCGTCTTTCTAACGTTCTTGTAGATATTGACAATCTGTGCGCTATCTCCTTTTGTGCAAAATTCCGAGAAAGAAGCATAAATATTCTCACTTCTTCCTCGGTAAAATTGGCATTTTCAATAATCTTTTCAAGTTCTGGCTTTGTAAAATCTGAAAATTTCATAAAGCCACACTCCTTAATATTTAATTTTAATTTTCGTTTCTTCTTCCAACTGTTCAATAAGCTCTTTCGGGTCTATAAGCCCTGCATTGAAATCTTCGTTAAATTTATTGATTTCGTCAATAAGCCGCTCCAATCGCTTATTACCGAACCCAAACTTGTCATGCAAAACCCATAACAGAATTATCAAGGCGTTACCAAACATTTCTTTGCTTTCTTTGTTCTTTTGTCTGCTTAATTGAACTCTCATCATTTGTTCTTGAAATCTTCGTTGTTCCGACTTGCTCATTTAACATAGCCTCTCTTTTCTTTTTATCCCGATATCTTTTACAATATATGGCATTTTTACCGGTTTCAACTCTCTTAGCGTTTATTTTATTTTGCGCAACCTTGCCCTTATAAGATTGTCTATATCTTTTCTGCGTGGCTTTCCCTTTTTTAGTCTGAAAATATTTCTTCTGACTAACCCTATGTGCTTCTGACCGGTTGTATCGCCTACGTCTTTCTTTGCCTTTTTCTGTCTGTTCGTACTTTCTGTCGTATATAGCTTTTGCTCTCTGTTTAGGCTCTAAGTGTTCCAACTTATTTTCAAAAGCAATATCTTTATCAAATTTGTTTTGTTGAGCTGTATCTATCTGCTCAAGTTCGTTATATATGCAATCTTCTAGCATACAATTAAAGCAATCTGGATAAATACAATTTTTAGGTTTCATAATTATTACCTCATGGCGTTTATTTTGTCTTGAATATCTTGAGGTATTTCACAATAGCTTTCTGCATTTATATTTTGACCGATAAGTGTATTTTCTTTAATTGGTAGTGCATTTATATCTCTTTGGAATTTTTGCTCGATTTGAGCCTTATACGAATTTGCATTCGCCTTTTCGATAAGTGATTTGATATTGTCTGGCATACGATTTATTTCATTCGCACGCTTAACAGCTGTTTCGTAAGTTCTTAGAAAATTTGATTGTATTACTGTTTCAATCGTCTGATAATCTGATGTAGCCCAGTTTTTGAGGTTATCAGGAATACCAACTGCCTGTCTGACTAACGGCGGTAGTTTGTTAAATTCTTCAACTGCCCCATATGTGCCATTTCTTAAAGCCTTGCTAACCAATCCCCACGCCGCCATTCCGTCAAGTTCCTGCGGCTGTGATACAAGCTGTATCTTAGCAACTATTTCTCCTACGCTTGGTGCGAATCCGCTTGTATCAGATGTAACATATGTTTTTAAAGCTATTGATACTTGATTGTAGCTGTATTCATCTAACATCATCTGCCACACATCTACTGTCTCCGATAGGTTGTTAGGCTTGTAGTTAGGGTAGCAATCACACATAATGCGGATAATTTTAACCGTTTCTTCTCTTGTCATTGCTACCTCCTTTCAATTGATTAGAAATAGTATCTAATTTGTCGCATATAATAGCACTGTTAATTGCAATTGTTTTTAAGAGCGATTCAACCACTCCGTTGTGCGGATAATCACTTCTAAAATTTATTTTATTGAGTGTATCATCTAATCTACTCATTCTTACCACCCGCCTCTGATTCATACAAAATTTTGATGCCATCTGCATCTACATTTGAGCTTTTATTTGCTATGCTTCTAAAAATATCCACATAATCATAGTCACTTAAATTTATAGGGCAATTATCTAATATATTTAATATATCTTCAATAACCGCTCTTTCACTATCATTAACTGTGATTTCGTAAATTGCATCTGAATACATAATTTTTCTCCTTTACACCTTACTCCAATCAATGCCATTCACAAATCCTTGTCTATCTTGCTCGCTGTCGCTTTTTAACTCAAACAGTCCTTGCCAGCAATGGTCTACGGATTGATTAAGAATTTTAACTGCCAAATCATTATCTCCACCCGATAGCTTTTCAAGAGTATTCATAGCCCTGTGCAATGCCTTGTCGGTGCATATAGGCTTCTTAATTCTCTTACGCATTGTCACATATTCGTTGAATGCTTCATCAAGTAATTCATCGTTGGGATAATAGCTTTTCTTTTTGGATATTGATTTATCAATATCTTTTTCTATATTCTTGTCTTTTTTAATTTCTTCTGTTCTTTCATTCTTACTTTCTTTTAATATAGAGTTTGTTAATAGAATGTTATCCGTTTGTTGATTGTTTGTTAAGTTGCTTGTTATTTGTTTGTTATCTTGCTTGTTATCCGTTTGATACAAATTGTAGTTAACAACAGTAAATATCGTGAATTTGTTTGTTGCTTTGCTTGTTATTTCGCCTGTTAATTGTAAGTGTTTTAGCGAGGTACGAATTTCCATTACAGACAAATTAGTTTCTTTTGATAATTCAGATATTGAAGAGGGGAAAGACCCTCTTTCAATTATCTTGCCTTTATAATTTCCGTCTTTCCAATAGGCACTTATCAACATATACATAAAAAGTCTGAATGTATTAATATCGCTCCACCATTCCCACTTTAAAATCTTTCTGTCAATTTTAATAAAATTGCCTGTCATAATTACCTCTTCAAGTTCTGCCACATTGTTACTTTACTAAATCGTTAATGTTAATTCTGAATCCGTCAAATTCCTTGCCTTTAAAGTAAAATCTGTATTTCCTGCTTTGTTTCGTCTTTCATTATTTACCTCTCTATATTGCTTCATCAAGAATATATTGTCTGATAAATCTATCTGCGTACTGTGGATGTATCATTGACCTTGCTGTTTTCTTATTATCTGCCCCTGTTTTTGCATAATGTTCTTTTGTCATTGTTCTTATTGCGTCCTTGCATTCGATAGTGTTATAACTAATTGGCTCAAAAATAAGATTATTCTGTGGCTCGCAATTCAAAAACCAATACTGTGTAGGCTTTTTAAAGTAATCCCCGCTATCTCTTCTATCTTTATCAATTACCGTGGGAGAATAGCACCAATATCGTCTTAAAAAATGTTCCTCTGAATAAGGGTTCTCCATTATCAGTTTCAATCCTCTTCTTATGCAAATAATAAACAGTTTATTTACTAAGCTATACATATGTAAAACTTCTTCAAGCAAATTCATGTCAAACTCACATTTCTTTTCTAAAGACCATCCTTTTTGACTTGCTGACTGCCCTCTAAACCACAGCATTATTTGATTCTCAAATCTTACACAAGGAAAAAATGCAAATATCAAATCATCACTACTTATCTTATCGAACAAACTTGGCTCACCTTGATACCCCCCCCTCTATTTCTTTAAAAAGGTCAGTAACATAGTCTGTTTCGTTAAATTCATTTTGAATATCATAGTCATAGGCTTCAATTCCATACTTTTTGAAAGCATTCTTGAATGTGCCAGACTGTTCAAATAAACAATGTACTGTCATCTCAAATCACCCAAAGGAAACCTCGGTTTTATGTGCGCACAACCTGTTCCTTTCTTAGATTTTTAATTAACTTTCAAAGCCTCTTTCATAGCATTAGCCATATCGCAAGCACCCTTGATATAGCCGATAGTGATTGTTTTGTAGTCGCCATCGCATTCGGTAACATTATTGTCCACAAAGTCAGTTACTATGTCGTCAATCAGCCTTACGGCATTGTGATTTATTGTGCTTCCGTCAATCTTCATCATTGCCACCTACTTTCTTAAAAGGAACACCTCTTAAATGCTCGTCAAGGTCTAATTCTGTTCCGTCAATATTTCCATTCAGCTTGTTTTGACAATGACATAATAATGTTTCAAGGTCGCAAATTCTTCCTGCCCTATATTCATCTCTTATAAAGTCAAGAACTCTGTTCACACTTTCTATTCTGTATATTGCTATGAGTTCTGCATAATTATTAAAGTGTTTATTGGCAAGTTCTTTATATTCTTCGCCCTTTTTATACTCATCATTCGCTTTAGATAAATATTCTTCTGCACTCGTCATTCGCTTTCACCTACTTTCAACAAATCCATAAACTTCTCATACTGTTTTTGCGATACCTTATTGTTAGCCTTATCCGCTCTCAATTCGATTTTAAGGTGCTTTTCTGCTATATTGGATAATTCCCTTGCAAGGTTCTTTCTGCCCTGCTGTATGCCCTGTAAATATCCTTTAGGTGCTTTCCTATCGCCTATTGAACCACTATCACGATTTCCACCCTGTCCGCCAATGCTAACATTCCTAAGCTGATAACCATTATCAGCATACAGCTTGATGTAATACTTTTCCTTTTCGTCAAGCTGACTTTCGGGAAAATTCAGAAATTCAACTCGCCAACCATACGGATTATCCTCTGAATATAGCTTATGTTTGCGTAGGCTCAAATCTATGTGCTGTTCATAACCTACAAGGTGGCTTGCTAATCTCTGCAACACCGACTTAGCCTGTCCAACATAAGCAAACTTAAAGCCGTTTTCATCTTCTCGGAGTAGAAAGTATATTCCGCTCCTGTCATTCAGCTTTGGATTTATCTTTAGAAGTCGCTTTCGGTTCTCTGATTCTATGGCTTTCGCCTGTCTTAACTTTTTGTAATCCGTCTTTAATCACTCCTTAATACTTAATATTCATATTTCCGTGTTCATTTACCCAGTCAATAGCTTCTGCATATGTAACACCATTGTTCTTTAATACATAAAGCAGATTATGAAATTTCGGGTGCGTTTCTTTCAGTCTTAAAAATCTGCTTTCTTTCTCTAAGTGGCAACCGAATCCGCATAAAACGCATCCGGTTCTTTCACATCTTGTTGTTTTCAGCAATGGTCTTTCATTATCAAATATTCCATAATCCGCAAATGACATTTGATTTTCACATTGTCCCATAGCAGAATAGTCAACAACTACATCCCCATATACTGAACAGATAGGAAGATTATTCTCCTTGATGTATAAAAGCACATCTTGTTCTGTCCAAAATGACATGGGATTACTTGTTGGAATTTTCAAGTCAAATCCATTGCAACCATTCTGTAACCATTGCGAAGTCCTTAATTTACTTTCACTAGCCATTTGAGCGGTAATAGGCACTCTGCCTGTATCTTTGTTGTATTGGTGCATAGGCTGTTTCTTTATTACCTTGCAACATTGATTAGATACTTCAAATGGTGCATTTAGCATAAACAAGTATTTTGACCTGTCATACATACTGCCAAAATCTTCACACTTGACACCAAATAGCTGCTTTACTCTGATAGGTGCTTTCAGAATTTCGCTAGGGATATTCCCCATCTTTAAATCCACAAATGCCTTGTTCTCTTTGTCTGTTCTCCTGTCTATTCCTACCAAGTCGGCTATGCGATAAGCAAACGGAATCCCTGTCTGTCTGTCTGTCTGTCTGTCTGTCTGTCTGTCTGTCTGTCTGTCTGTCTGTC